ATAGATGTTAAAAACAGATTGAGAACAATCAATAAAATTACTTCTTCTGCAGAAGCTTTTCTGCTTAAAGCTGGTAAAAAATACCTTGTAACCGTTAAGGATGGATACGTGTATGCTTTGCAGCTTTTTGACTCAATCGGTGGAGTGGCATTGCTCGACTTTAAATATAGAAGTGATGACTATAAGATTGAATACGACAGGGACGTTTATGCAGCATTTATGCTAAAAAAAATAGATGAATCGGATATGAACGTTTCTGAAATGAGCAATGTATCATTGATACAATACGACAATATTGGTGAGCAATTAAACGTGGCTAATAAACGAGAAACAATTGCTCTTCCGTTTGATGAAGATAAAATTAAAGCAACTATTTACAAGGATAACAATGGATATTATACGGATTTTAATGTAAAAAATTGCTTCATAAACAAGAAAGACGGAATAAATGTGTTTTTGTCTCCCGATGGAGATGATGAAAATGATGGATTAAGTATAAGGACGCCTAAAAAAACTATAGCAGGGGCTTTGTCTGTTAAAAACATTCAAACACTATTGATGGCTGAGGGTGTCTATAAATCCGGTGAGAATTTTATAGCTGGTGAAGAAATTGAAAAAAGTATTAACATAATTGGACTTGGGAATGTTGTAATTGACAATGGAATAGGCGAAAAGAATGCTCCGATTTGCATAAAAAACTCTTGCTATATTGAATCTCTTCAGTTTTTACATGGATATAATACTTTGAAAGCGGTACTTTCCGAAAACAAAGTAATTGCGCTTTTTAAATGTATATTTTCTGGTTCTGACAAGGCAGAAAATTCAAATGGGCTAAGTATTTTGGGCGGAACTTCCTATGTAATTGGTTGTAAGGCATATAATAATGCGTTTGATGGACTAAATTATCATGCCAACAACAATATTGTAAATCATACTCTTGAAGTAAATTGCGAATCGTATAATAATGGTTCTTCATACCTAACATCAGATGTCGGGCAATCTTCTAACGCTACCGCATCACATGATGGTTCTTACATTGTTCGGCTCAATGGGAAATATTATGCTTGCCACGGTGGAGTTGTTGCAGATAAGGATTGTAAATCTGCTAATTATGGATGTTCGAGCGGCATCTCTACTATTACAGACGCTAATTACCCAGACAGAATGTCAAATTATTGGACAAGTAATTCCGAAATGTATTTGTATAATTGCGAAAGTTATGGAAGCAAATATGATACAGCAGTCATTCGAGGGGGGATCATAACAAGCGATACAGAATATCCATCAAAATATACAGGTTAATTAACTAAAGAGGGCTTTATCTTACCAAAAACCGAAAGGACGTGACCACATGAACCTCCTGACTTTCTTCTCCCGTCTCTTCGCCGCCCTTGCCCACGCAAAGGAAGCGGCAGACGTCTCCGGCGCACCGGATGGCGAGTACCGCATTTACAACGACAAGAAAAGCATTTATGACGTGTCCACCGTGGACACCCAGAGTGCTGCTCCTCCCGGCTGGGGCGGGCCGCTGCCTTACCGCTACATCGACGTGAGCCGCTATCAGGGCAAAATCACCCTCGACGGCTGGCGCAAGGTCAAAGCGGCTGGTTACAAGGGCGTCATGCTCAAGACGGTCTCCACCAACCGCAAGCTCAGCAAGCGGGCAGATGGGCTGTATATCGACCCGACCTTTGAAGCGAACTACCGCAACGCCAAAGCAGCGGGGCTGGACGTGGGCGTCTACTACTACACCTATGCCACCAGCGAGACTATGGCGGATGCAGAGCTTGCCCTTGTGCGGCAGGCGGTCTACGGTAAGGAGCTCACCATGCCCGTGTGCGTGGACGTGGAGGAAAACAAGCTCAAACCCATGAGCACTCTGGACCTCACCAACCTCACCGCCTACGCGCTGGAGCAGGTGGAAAAGATGGGCTTTTATGCCCAGCTGTACACTTACACGGGTTACAGCTATGAGTTGGACATGCAGCGCTTGGCAGGCCGCTGGGACGTCTGGCTGGCCGACTACACGGGCAAGACGCCCAAAGTGGATTACATCTACCACGCCCACCAGCACACCAGCAAGGGCTCTGTGCCGGGCATCTCCGACAACGTAGACTTGAACGTCACCACCCGCAACTACCCAAAAATCATCCGCAAGAAGGGTCTGACCCGTCTCCGGGAGGGCAAATGACCGAAAAAGAAGCTTTGCTGTGGGTGCTGGGCATTCTTGGCAGCGTGTGCGCAGCGGCAATCACGCTGGACAAGGTGCTGGATATCATCCACAAGTACATCAAAAAGGCACAAGCGCCGGACGCAGCACAGGACAAGCGTCTTGACGAGATGGAAAGGCGCATCGGTGCGCTGGAACAGGGACAGCTGCAGCATGGTGCTGCCCTGACCCGCGACCTTGGGAGATTTGGAGAAATCGACGAGGTGAACCGCCTGACGCTTGAAGCCGTCCGTGCCCTGCTGGAATCGCAGCTGACCGGAAACAACGTAGCAGCTATGCAAGCCAGCAAGGCGAAAATCGACAACTATTTAATGGAAGGAGTAACCAAACATGGAAACACTGGTAACTAAGCTTTTGTCTGTTCTCCCCGCATGGGCGGCGCTGCTGCTGATGCTGGGCGGGTTCGTTTTTTACGCCCTTGGCGGCATCCGTCTGGGCTACGGCGCAGCGGTCAAGACGCTGGTGCTCAACCTCATTGACCAAGCAGAGCGGGAGATTCAGGGCACCAAGCGCGGCGCAGAGCGCAAGGCGTGGTGTGTCAGGATGCTGCGCACCTACTTGAACAACAGCCGGTGGGGCAAGCTGGTCAGCTGGGCTATCACCGAAGAGACCATGAGCAAGGTAATTCAGTTTTTCTTTGACCGCATGAAAGCGGCACTGCAAAAGCAGTAAGGAGGATATCATGGCAAGCACTACATACGAGCAGAAACGATTTTGTGAAATCAAGAGATGCGGCAAAATCGACCATCTCGGTAACGTCCCTGTAATGGTGCGCAACGCCGGACAGCTTCCGCAGCCCTTCTGGCTCGGTGCTGCCCGTGGCGGCGGCTCGTGTGGTGCTGCCCGCTGCGCTGCAAGGACTTGACAGACAGAGGATGATCGCCGCCATTAAAAGCGCACCGCTTGGGAGGGTAGACCGTAAGATAGCCTTACTGCGGTACGTTGAGCGGCTTCCGCTGCCGGACATTGCAGCACAGACACATTACAGCCGGACGGCGGTAAGCTACCGGCTGAAAAGCATTGATAAAATGCTGAATGTGTGATACGATAATCTTAATTGGATGTGATTTCTCACGAAACGCATTGAAGCGGCAGGCTTTCAGGTCTGCCGCTTTTCTTTTTGCACGAATTGTCGTAGGTAAAGTGGGGGATTTTGTATTATTTGCACTAGTTTTGTCGAAAGGCTTGTCTTACAAGTCAAAACGTGATATTTTATTTTTGCTTCCAATGTGAAGCCCTTAACAGTTAAGCGCTCATGCGGATTTTTCCGTGTGGGCGCTTTTCTTTTTTCTTAAGATAATCAAGCTTTAATCAAGCTTTAATCAAGCTATTTTTTGTCCTTCGTTGTACCTTCGTTGTCCTTCGTTTTCTCCCGGTACGGTACACTGGGTGCAATAGGAGGGATGCATTATGAGCTATTATCCAACACCCGGAGCACCCTATGTTCCGCAGCAGCCTGTCAACCCTTACGGCGGTATAGGCACAGTTGGCCTTGCCACTCCCCTGCCAAACGCACAGATGCAGCAGGCACAACCGCAGCGTCCGCAGCCGATGAATGGGCAGCAGCCTGTTCAGCAGTCGGTACAGGACGGCGGTTGGCTGCTGGGCAGGCCTGTTTCCAGCAGGGAGGAATTTTTGGCGATACCGTCTGACCTGTATGGCAGACCGACCTACTGTCCCGACCTGCGGAGCGGCGTGATCTACTGCAAGCGGCTGAACCCTGACACCTGCGAATCCTATGTGCAGGAGTTTTACAGCCCGGAAGCGTGGCGGCAGATGCAAGCGCAACAGGCACAGCAGACCGCTGCACCGACACAGCAGTATGTGCCCATTGAAGAGTATAACGCCCTCGTCCACAGGCTGGATGAACTGGAAAAGTGGCAGAAGAGCTTTTCTAAGCCCGCTGCCGCTGCGAAGAAAGGAGAATAACAATGTCCTCTCCGTTTGACATGATTACGCACAGCCCCATCATGCAGCTTGCAAATCTGGCTCGTGCCGGGCAGAACCCGATGGGGCTTATCCAGCAGTTGAGCGGGCAGAATGCCCCTATCATGCAGGGCTTGAACCTGATTCAGGGAAAAAACGAAACGCAGCTTAGGACGATGGCGCAGAACCTTGCCAAAGAGCGGGGCATCGACCTGAACCAGCTGGCAAGCGTCCTGAACCTGACGCTGCCCCGATAAAGCATCCCTCTAAGCGAAACGCTTCTCAGTTTTGCGGACTTGATAAAAACCGCTTTTGTTTGGCTTCGCCCATCGCACACGGCGGTGGGATAGCATAACGCAAAACTGAAAGGAGTTTTGTTATGGACGATTTTGCAACTGGCTATCTGGCTGGGCAGGACGGCGGCAATAACAACGGCGGATTCTTTGGCAACGAAGGTCTGTGGGCGGTTATTATCCTCGCTATCATCTTCGGCTGGGGCACAAACGGCTACGGTCGGAACGGTGGTGACAACGGCATGAACAGCTACATCCCCTATCTGGTCGGCACTGGCGCAACCGGTCAGGGCGGTGCAGACACCCGCGCGGCTCTGTCTGAGGGCTTTTATCAGCAGGATACCTCCCGCTCTCTGGCGGGCATCCAGAGCGGTATCTGCTCTCTGGGCTATGACCAGCTCGCACAGATGAACAATCTCAACGCTGCCATTGCGGGCGGCTTTGCTGGTACTAATCAGGCAATCTGTCAGCTCGGCTACCAGAACGCACAGCTTGTGAACGGTCTGGAGCGTAGCGTGTCCAACGGCGACAACGCCATCAGCCTTGCTATCATGCAGGAGGGCAACGCACGGCAGGCGGGTCAGACCGCTATCCAGACGCAGCTTGCATCTTGCTGCTGCGAGAACAAGCAGCTCATCGGCGACCTGAAGTACACCATTGCACAACAGGACTGCGCTACCCGTCAGGCTATCGCAGACAACGCTCGTGCCATCGTGGACAACTGCAACGCCAACTTCCGCAGCATGATGGACTACTTCACGCAGGATAAGATTGCCACTCTGACCGCTGAGAACCAGAGCCTCAAGTTCGCGGCTTCTCAGGATCGTCAGAATGCGCTTCTGACCACCGTGATGTCCCAGCAGACCGACACCATCCTGAACCGGGTCAATCCTCGTCCGATTCCCGCTTATCAGGTGGCAAACCCCAACGTGGGCGTGAACTGCTGCGGCTGCTGCTAACCAACACACTCCCCGATAACACCGGGTGAACCATCGGGGCAGGGGTAAGACACCTCTGCCCCTGATTTTTTAGGAGGAAAACATTATGGCTTGCAAAACAAGCTGCCGTCTGTGCCCGCACCTCGTCATCTCGGATGCGGTGACGTTCGCCAATGACACGCTGACCATCAACATTCCTGCTGGCGCATACCAGAACGGAGAGAAGTATTGCATCGTGGTTGCCCAGAGCATCCCGGACACGACCACCATTAACGCTCCTGTTGTCATCACCATTGGCGCAGGCACGACCGCATACCCTCTGACCGACTGCAACTGCGCTCAGGCGACCGCTGAAAGCATCCACACCCGCACCCGCTACGCTACCCGTGTGGCAACGTCTGCAACCGGCACCGGCACGTTTAAGTATCTTGGCTGCTTCTGCCGCTCCCACGCCGGTGCGCCCGCGTCCATTTCCTAAGGAGGTATTAGATTATGGGCAAGACTAATTTTCGCCGCATGATGATGCTCCGTGACCACGACAAAGACCGTGAGCCGGAACGTGACCGTCTTGAGGAAGAGCGCGATCGCAGGGAGCGTGAGCTGGAACGTCGTCTGCGTAAGCTGGAAGACGGCAACGACCGCTATCCTTACTATCCGCAGGAGGAGAACCGCTACATCGACCCCTACCCTATCCCCCGCTATCCTGACGTAGAGTATGGGCGCAAGATGCCACAGATTGGCTTCTCGCAGAACGGAGACTGGGACAAGCGGTCTGGACAGTATGAGCATGGCGGTGCGGACAGCCGTTCCATCAAGATGCCACGCAAGCACCTCACCCATGATGAAGCGGAGGAATGGTGCGACAGCATGGTGAATGCTGACGGCACGAAAGGCTGTCACTGGACGCTGGAGCAGACACAGGACGTTGCCAAACAGCGCAACATCACCTGTGACCCGAACGATTTCTGGGCTGTCATGAACATGATGTACTCGGATTATTGTCAGGTTGCAAAACGCCAGTCCGTTGACACTCCGGGCTTCTACGCTGACATGGCAAAGGCGTTCCTTGAGGACGCAGATGCCGCAGACGGCAAGGCGTATCTCTACTGGGATTGCATTGCTGATAAGTAAAACAGAAGAGGGGGTGCGCTCAAAATTGGGCAGACCCCCTCTTTATTTACTATCAACGCTGAAAATTCAGCCGCCAATTCAGCCTAAGTCAATCTGGTCTTTCGATGCTGCAACGGACAGGTTATAAATGTACTCCCCTGCCGTGAATCCGTGCTTGCGTGCTTCTCTCGTAACGAACGTCCGCTCGCTGTCGCTCATAAGGATTGTGATTCGCTTACTGCGTTTGCCGTCGCCCTTCTGCCCCTGATGGGAAGTGTAAGGCTGAATCTCCATCGTGCGCTTTGCATCGCTGACGGACAGGTTGGTAAGAGCAATCATAATCTGCTGGTTCTGCTGAACGATGGCTTGCAGGACTTCCGTGTTCTTCATAAGCACTTGCAAGATTGCATCGTTCCGCGTGTCGGGCTTGTTCTCCTGCGGGGCAAGGCTGTAATAGCCATCCTTTCGGAGAGACGGAAGAACGTCATCGAAAACCCAACTCTCAAACTTTTCTGCGCCGGGCAACTTGCTGTGGGTGATAAGACGGTAAACGTCACCTTCTGGGATAAAAGTCACTTCAATCATCTTGTCTTTTGCTTGCGGGTGAGGTGTACTGCGTTTTACAGTATACCGACAATGACGTTTTACTGCATCTGGTGCATTGGTATAGCCAAGTGCCTTTGCCACGTCAGAAGCACAAAAAAGAATTTTACCATTTTCTTCAATCGTGCGAAGCTGACCAAAGGTCTTGTTCTTGAAAACGTGAAGTGCGTTACATCTCTTATTATCCATCATATCCTCCATATTCAACTGTTTAGCATCTTCCATTCCGACCTCATACGCCTTGTAAGTGATTCGAGATAATGCTTCCGCAATCTCGTAATCATCCTTATTGAGCGGACGACCGTTGCTGTTTTTCTTGAAGTTTTCGAGAATCTCTTCTTTCGTTGCTGGAATGTTCATTGGCTTTACCACAAAAATCTTTCTTGTAATGCAACTATGAAGATGATATAATGGATTTATCACCCATAATCGCATGGAGTGTAATCCCTTAAACTGCCGGTGACCGCCAAGTTACGAACAGTTTAGGGGATTTTTTTATTTTTGATGTTCAAGCCATTGCTGGACAGCTTCACGAACGGCTTCTCCCTTAGAAATGCCGTTTTTTTCGCAATAATCCGAAAGCTGTTTGTCAGTATTCACATCCAAACGGACGCTTGTTCGAACACTGTTCGGGTTTTCCAGCTTTGGTCTTCCCATTTTTGCACTCATGCGTTCACCTCCACTTTTGAGCGCACATTAAGTATACTATTTGTGTGCTTAAAAGTCAATACTTAATACCGGAAGATACAGTTTGCAGGTATATCGTGTTTCACGACATACCTCAGTCCTCCAAGAAATCCTCCAACTCAATCTTCCCATCTGCCGCCGCAGCAGCCAGAGCGTACACGAACTGTCCAATCGTCATTCCGTGCCGTCTGGCTTCACGGTTAATGTACTTGCGTTCTTCCTCGCTCATAAGGATGGTAATACGCTTTGAACGCTTGCCATCACCGCTTGCAACACCCTGATGCGATTCCGGCATCGGGATTTTTTTCTTTGTCAAGCCAGCTTGAGCCAGTGCGCCGGGGATATTGCCCTGTTCAATCAGCCGCTTCGTTTCCTTTGCCTGTTTCAGTTTCTTCGGCTTTCTTTCGCCTAACACGGCATCACTTGGCTGTGTTTCGCTGTCTTTGGCTTGCTTCGGCTTAATACTGCTTAATTCTGCTTCACTTGGCTGTGTATGGCTGTCTGTGGCATCACTAGGCTTAATCAGTGCTTGTTCGGCATTATTCGGCTTTGTTTGGCTTACTTCTTCTTCCTTTGGCTCACTTCGGCTTAATGTCTGTTCCGAAAAAATAGGCTGGAAATCAAATCCGCCAAGCAAGCCTGTGGGTTTTTTGCTGGTTGATTTCATTCATCTTCCTCCCAATCTTCATCAAGATCAGGAACGGTCGGCAATGGCATCCAGTGAGTTATATTATGCGGTTTTCCGCTTTTGTCCCGCCATTCCTTAAAATCTTTTTCATAGCCTACAATTTCTACATCGTATTCGTCTTTGCTAAACCCGATAACGTATGGGTTTAGTTCATCTGGCATTTCATCTTCTGATTTCGCCCATTGATTATTTGCAAGTTCTTTCTGCCACTTTTTGCAATATTTTTCAGCTAGATACCACTGAGAATGAAACGCCATTTCTTTCTCTTTATCGGAAAGGTCATTAAATGAAAAACCAAAATTGATAATGTAGACTTGCTCCGTGTCATCAGAACAAGTTGCATTCAAAAGATGTGGGTACAAATCGCTCATTTTTCTTTCCCCTCTACAATCATCTTCGCCAACGCCTTGAAGTCCTCTGCGCTTGTACTCTTTGCCGTGTCACCACTAAACAGGCTGTGCCGCTCTGCCTGCGCCTTACGAACGCCCATAGATGGTCTAATCTTCACGTCCAACAGCCTTGTTCCCATACTTTCTGCAATCACAGGAAGCTGCTCTACGACCTCTTTGGACAGGTTCTCACGGCTCTTGTACTGGTTTAGAAGCAGACCTTCAATCTTCAAGGTCTGGTTGAAGTATCTGCGAACATCGCCAATGGTCTGTGAAAGTTGGCTCAAACCAGCAAGTGCATATCGGTCTGCCGTAATTGGGACGATGATGCTGTTGGCGGCGATCAGAGCGTTTACAAGCGCAAGACCGAGCTGCGGAGGAGTGTCCAGAACGATGTAATCGTACCGTTCAGATACGCTTTCAAGCGCTTCACGCAGCCGAAAGTTCTTGCCCATGTCCCGAACAAGCTGCTCGTCAATGTCCTTCAATGCGCTGTCTGACGGTAGAATGTCACCGGCTTCGCAGCGCTGGATTCCTTCCTTTACCGTACCCTGCCGGGTCATCACATCAAACAGGGTGCACACGTCCTCTGTCTGTGCGCCGTAGGTATCCGTTGCATTGCACTGGGCATCGCAGTCCACCAGCAACACCTTCTTGCCAAGCAACTGCAATGCACCAGCCAGACAGGTGCTTGTGGTGGTCTTTCCTGTGCCGCCCTTCTGGTTGGCGACAGCTATAATTTTTGCCATTTTATCACTCTTTCTTTATTTGCCGTTAAGCGCTTCAATGGAATAAAACGCTGGCATATACTTGTCTACGATACCCGCTTTGTCTACGCTTCTAATCAGATAGCCAACAGGTCTGTCGGGAAACGGCGTTCTGTTCAAAGACAAGATGTCCTTATATGCAGCCTTTACCGTGTCGTAAACCGCTTCTCTGCGTCTTGGTAGCTTGATTTCAGGATGCTCTTTCTTCATCCACTTCTCAACCACTTTTGCCACGTCAATGCAGTCCTGCATTTCCAGCTCGTCACACACAGACCAGTCAAAGTCCTCGTATCCGCTTCTGCGGGGCTTTCTGGCGGCTTTTTGCGGTTCATCCGATACTTCGCTTGCCTGAGCTTCAATCAGCGCCTCAGACGCTTTAATTTTGGGTTTGAACTTGACTGCAACAGCCTTTCGCGCCATAAGAACTGGTTCATAGGTCACCACGATGTCAGACACAGCATTGATTTCATCTACTGCAACGTCAAGCACTCGTTTGCGAAGGTTCTTGTAAACATCGTAGCTCGCTTCCATCGCACCGAGCTGTTCTCTCAGCTTTTTCAGACTGATTTCATGCGGTTTGCTGTCCATGTTCAGCCAGTCCCGAAGAATCGAATAAAGCAGGATGCTGTACTGTGATTTCATCCGTGATGTGTAGCGTAGACGATACCGAACATACCCGCTTTCGGCAATATCAAAAAAGATAGGGCGAAGGTCAGGGTTGCAAGTGATTGCCACAACATAAGACCTTGTTTCTGGCACATAGTCCAGTTTTGCCCTTGTGAAAAGAACAAAGCTCTCAAACGTTCCCTTCTCTTTGTCAATGGGAATCGACACAGTGTTACCCAAAAAGTGCTTGATCTGCGGCTCAATCCTTCGTGCATCAAGGCTTTTCAGTCCGAGCAGGTCTCTGTACTCTGCCAACGAGAACTCCACACGGCTGCTGTTTGGGTCTCTCGGATTTATTCTTGACAAGTAAACCTCTAGTAACCGAAGCTCGCCTGCCGTGTAGTCCCTAAACTTTGCCCACACAAGAGATTTGCTTTTTTCGACAAGGTTGTTGTCGGATATTTTTTGCATCTGTTCGCCTCCTTTTCTAGCCTAAAAGCAGTATATCACAGATTGGGGGACAAGTCAATACATTCTGTCCCCCGTGACTTGTCTTTTTGTCCCCCATAGGGTCGTCAAAACGTCCCCCGTGACTTGTCAAAACGTCCCCCATGCTTTGTCATTTCGTCCCCCATCTACCTATTATATATTAAACAAGAAATAAACAAGAGGTTAAATATCATCGTTAAATAGGCGATGACGATAATTTTCAACAATTTCTTTGCTTTTCCATTCCAGCTTGTTGATAACTCAACTTCCCATTTGCTGAATAAAGTCTTTCCGGCAATGATTAGTCTTATCTAACGTGTACAAAAAGTGGATGAAAAACTTTTGAACCGATGTTATGGGGGACGGATTGACGGGCCGATTAAATGCAAGCTACATATTATCGCTACTACGTTATTTATTCCGCGAAAATGTTGTCGATTCATAGCCTATGGGGGACAGATTGACAAGGCGAATTTGCCCGATAGGTGTACAAAAAGTGGATGAACGTGGACAAAATGTTCCTAAAAAACTGCGATAATTCGACAATCAGAGCAAAATGTTTTCTTCGTTGATGGTATAAGAATTGTTTCGCTTCATCGCCGCAGCTTCCCCACAGTCCTGTGCCTGATACAAAATCTGCATATTGGGTTGTGTTCCGCCTGGGTCTGGGTCGGTTTTGGTGGCCTGTGCCATTTCATAATGACCTGTGACGATGCGGCAGACGGATACACGATCACGCAAAGTCGTATGAAGGTTGGCTACCATTTCGCACAGAACGGCAAGGTAATCTGAGCCGTGATTGCCATAAATCAGATAGCACAGCAAGTCAATTTCTTGTGGATGGGCTTCTTTGATATGCTCTATCAGTGCATCCCTCTTTCTCTCGGTGCTGGCATCGCCAGCCAGACTTTCCAATAATCCGGGATGCAAACAAGTGTCTATATACGGCTTGGCCGCAACACCGCAGCACACAAACCATTTTATGATAGTAGAAGCATCTGGGGTCATTGTCCCTTGCTCATAACGAAAAATGGATGTTCGGCCTATACCCATTTTGTCCGCAAGCTTCTGTTGGCTAAGCCCAGATTCTGCTCTTGCCATTTCTAACGCTTTTGCCACACGTATCCTATAATCATCCATAAATACCCCTCTTTCGACAAAATGATACAAAAGCAAAGGAATTCAAATGATATATTGTTCAAAATGTGAAACAATAATTGGAAAAATTCGCTGTTTCATTGAAACAGCGAGATGTGGTATAACTGTATTGTCAAAAAATTCCAAATAGAAAGGAAACACAAAATGAAAGAAACTGTAATCTGGAACCATGAACGTATGCCGATCATCGACGGAATGCCTGCCAGCGTTCCCGATGGGCAACCACACACACCTGAACCGTGGGAGGAAAGTTAATGAACCGAACTGTAGATGCTCTGATTATTCCATACGCTCGTAGACGGACGCTAGAGCTTGTCCTGAGCCTTTCTGGGTACGAAGCTGATAAAGATGCTTACCTCGAAGCAAAAGGCATCCTGGAACGTGCCGTAGCCGCCTTAGAAGATGGACGCGACCCGGCAGATAACATCGAACGCATTGACGGACAGCTTGTGGAACTGTGAAAGGAGAAGAAGATGGACTTTACGAATGGATTCTATAAAGCCGAGAACCCTGTCGTTCTTGAAGAAGTGAAAACTTTCCTCCAGTCAATGGAACGGCGCGGAACAACCGTGAAGGACTTGGACGATGCCATTGTGCAGCTAAACAATGTTTCGCACAGCATCAGCACAAACGCTCTCGTCAAAGCAGATGTGCTGGACGATTTACCGGATAACCCTTTTCGTTCCATACTCAACGGAATGTTACAAAGCAAAGGGTAACTTAAACTTAATGTGGCTCTTAATCATTGTCATTGCAATTTTTGGCTTCCCCGATGCAAAGTAACGGATGTGAAGAAAACGTTCGATTTTTACGAAGTTGTTAAAATAATATTGACTATACAACCGAAAGATGTATAATCGTATCAAATGAACATCTGCACTTACCGATCGGGAGGATATGCCACAATGAGTGAACAGGAAAGAGCCAGGATTGACAGGTTTATCGCATGGCTGTTGGAACACCCTGATAAGATTCCGGCAGCGGAGCAAGTCCTAGACCTAGAATAACAGAAAAACCCCTTGCACAGAGCTATACAAGCCCGGCACAAGGGGTTTTTATTTTACCGGGTCAATCTTCACAGACTTTCATCAGCTCATTGAATCTAGAAGAATTTGCGCTTACGGTTTCGGATGCCTTGTGCCCGTCCTCGTAGGTGACATAAAACGTCACATCGGCTTTAGATTTTGCAGTAGCAGAGCCATAAATAGCACCAGGAAGTCCACCGACAGCACCGCCAACTGCTGTACGGACAGCGGCGCTTCCGGCTTTCTTGCTAATTCCAGAAGCAACAATCTTTGACTTTACAGGCGTTGTGTACATTTTCTGCTTTAGCTTATTTTTCTCCATAAAAAGATTGTATTCCTTTTTGCCCTTAAAGAACAAAAACAGACCAACCGCCATACAAATGATAAAGGCAGTGGTTGAATACATCAGGAAAAGAAAGGAAAATATGATGAAAGCCATTCCGAACGAGTACATAAACCTTGCACCCATGTGGCTGCTCTTATCGTTAAGAAGCTCTTCTTTGCTGTACTTTTTCATCTTCCACCTCGCTTAAAACCAGTGATTCTTTCTTTTACGGTAACGATATTTTCTGCCGTTGCCATATAGAGCACGGTCATTGCCTTTTAACAAGGCTTGCATGAACCAGAAGCAAAAGGCGCATCCGCACAACAAGTAATACATGGGCTTACCTCACATCTTCTCGATCAGGTTCATCAGCGCTTCACGCTGTTCCTTTGGCATAGATTCAAGTTTTTTTCTAATCCGCTCCAATGCTGCATCGACTTCACTTTGCGGCTGCTGGGGCGGGTTCTTTTTTTGTTCGCCAGTGAGAAGGTAGTCTACCGATACGTTGAAGTAGGATGCAATTTTAGAAAGAACCTCTGCGGACAGGCTCTTGGTTCTTCCGGCTTTCAATTCGGAAAGAAAACTACGGCGAATCCCGATGTTGGCACAAAGAGTTCCGTCTTTGATGCCCTCTTTTTCGCAGAGCGCATGGATGTTGCTGTACAAGTCCGACATAAGAACACTCCCATATTTGTGCAAGTATACAAATGCACAGAATTTTGTACAAAAGAGTTGACTTGTACAGAAGCCTGTACTATAATACAGACATGGGCAGTACAGAACACTGTACAGTATGAACTCTATACACCATTATATTAGTACAGTTTTCCGTACTTGTCAATAGATTTTAGCAAATGGAGGTGGAATTTTGAAAGAAAACTTCCGTTCTGGCTTTGAGCTGGAAGTGAAGATGAAGCTGTTGCAGCGAGGTATGAAGCAAACGGAGCTGATTCAGGCGGTTCAAAGCGATACTGGATTGTTCCTTGATGATTCGTACCTCTACAAGATTCTTCGTGGCGAGCGAAAGCCGGAGAAGATTATTCAGAGCATCTGCAAGATTCTTGAAATCGAGCAGAAACCCGAAAATTAACCTGAACTGTGACAGCGAAAATATTTGAACATGAAAACACAAAAAAGAAAGAGAGGAAAAATGAACGAAATCGTACTATCCACGAAAAGTGGCGAACCGGTAGCGTCTAGCCGTCAGGTTGCCGAGAACTTCGGAAAGGAACACAAGGACACTTTGGAGAGTATACGGCAGATTTTGGCGGCGGAAAATTCCGCCACCAAATCCATGTTTTATGAAACCACGTTTGAGAACAGGGGCAAGCAGTACCCCATGTACCTGATGAACCGTGACGGTTTCACCCTGCTGGCTATGGGCTTTACCGGCAAGGCGGCTCTTGAGTGGAAGCTGAAGTACATTGCAGCGTTCAACGAGATGGAGAAGAAGCTGACCGAACAGCCGCAGCTCACACGCTCGCAGCTCCTTGCAACTGCGTTGATCGCAGCACACGAAGAGTTGGAAGAGAAGGACAAGCAGATTGAAACCATGAAGCCGAAAGCGCTTTTCGCTGACGCTGTGAGCGCAAGCGGCCAAAGCATTCTTGTTGGCGAGATGGCAAAGCTGCTGTCGCAGAACGGCATCCAGATGGGGCAGAACCGCCTGTTCCAGTGGATGCGTGAGAACGGATATTTGATTAAAGACAAGAAGCGGACGGACTACAATATGCCAACGCAGAAGTCTATGGAACTTCGCTTGTTTGAAATCAAGGAAACGTCCATTGCACATTCCGATGGACACACCTCCATCAACAAGACCCCGAAAGTGACCGGCATCGGTCAGGTCTATTTCGTTAATCTCTTCTTAAAGACGGAGAAGAGCAAGAAAGCGGAGGGCTAAACATGAAACAGCATTTGGATTTGAAAGTTGACCTTGAGAACCCGGATGAAGCTCGGCATACCATTGACGAATTGGTAAAGATGTACGAAGCGGACAAGCTCAAGTGGACAGAAGAAGGACTTGCCGAAGCAAAGCATCTGGCGATGAAGATTATGGAGCAGTTGTGCTTGGATGGGTATAGCATTGAATGGTGCAAAGTCACGGAAGCGTATGACTACAAGGCGGTTTCTGTTTGGCTTAGTAAACCGGATAATGAAAGCTTTAAGAGAAATGCAACGTGCTACATCCCTTCTGCTTCTTTTGATACTTGGGTTGCCAAGTGTGTCTGCCTGTGTCGAACTACCGGCAGGGACGTGCCCGCGTTCATCATTAAAAAGGCTGGTGAGTGCTGGTTATGAATTTTCGCAAGGCGCAAAGCCACAAGCGCAGGCTGAAGCTTGCAATGGCTGCTGGCGTGTCCCGAAACGATGCCAACAAGGTGCTTTGGATGGAGAAATCCATCAACCAGTGCTTTGAACGTCACAATCGGGAAGCCAGACTGAAAGAGGAGATGCAGCGTGGAAGAAAAGTATTGTGAGCGCTGCGGCCTGTATCTTGGCATGGTTAGACCGACAAGACGGTATTGCAAAGAATGTGCAATATTGGTTCAAAAAGAAAACCAGACCGAACGCCGCGCTCCGTATGGCGTTGTTCCGTGCGAATGGTGCAAAAGGCCGATGCGTAAATTATACAAGTATCAAAAATACCATAAGGAATGCGCAAACGCCGTAAGGCGAAAAAAGACCGCAGACTGGTGGAGGGAACATCCAGACTACATCAGAGCTTCTTCCGATGAATCTAGACAGGAAGGAAATACAACGAAAGAAAAGCCGAAGTACAGCCTTAAACAGGTAAATGACAAGGCGAAAGAACTTGGAATGAGTTATGGGCATTACAGCGACTTGCTTTCACAAGGAAAGGTAGACCCTCCAGATGAACGGTAAGTACTACGGCAAGCGAGAAATCAGATGGCACAGCCGGGAGAAAGACCGCTTGGAACACATACATAGTAGAAAGGGTAAAGATGAAAGCACTTGTAGAAATCGTCCTGATTTGGGGAATCGTCTTAGCGATGGTTCTCGCAGCGTTTCTGCTGAACTTCTGGTTGATTCACCGGATTGACCTTCTGGTTGGCGTAAACGCAACGCGTGCAATCATTGGCATTGGCGCTCTGATGGCAACCATCTGGATTTTCGGGCATTCAATGAAAAGCTAAGGAGAGAACAGATGACACTGAAAGCAGCGCTTAAAAAGCGAAACATGAGCGCTCTTGAGCTTATTCACAGGAGCGGGTTGTCCGAGCAAACAGTTTACAACATCACTAGTCCGAACAAAGAACCGTACAAGACTGGCGTTAAAACTGAAACGCTTGCAAAGATAGCGCAGGTTTTGAACGCAACAATCGTTATAAACGAAAGCAAACCGTTTATGTTTGACATCATTTTGAACTAAGGAGAACCAATGAAAACTTTGAAAGGAATGGCGCTTTCCATGCTTGGCCTGATCGCGGCTATCGCAGCGGTTGGCTGCGGTGATGCGATTCAAGGATGCCAGACCACAGCGCAGATGCTTGGCTGGGTAATTGTATCTTGCGGTCTGCTGGCAACAGCTATCGTTCTGTGTGCGCTGGCTGTTAGCGCCGAAGAGGAAGAACGCAGCGAACGCGAGCGCCAGAAAATCAATCGTGTTGCACACCTCACTAACGAGTGGAGGGATGCTTGATGAAGTGCCCGTTATGCGGTAGCGACAACATTACAACGGTTGATAGCCGGTCTGACCACGACAGCATCGTTCGCAGAAAAAAGTGCCTTGTCTGTAACCACCGGTGGTCTACCATCGAAATTGACAAAGACCAGTGGTACAGTGCGTTGCAAATCAAAGAGGAACGCAAGAGAGGGAGACCCAAAGATGATTAACCTTGACAGATTCGAAGGAATAAACGAGCCGGAGGACGGCGTGTACTTTATGACCAACGAGCAGATGGCGGAAGCCAAAGAAGCTGACCGGCTGGCAGCGATTGAGGACTTGCAGTCTGAAATTGAGGACAGGGAAGCAGAGCTGAAAGACCTCCGTGCGCAGTTGGCAGACTTGATGGCTGGTTGATTTTGTACAGCCAAGTTAAGCCGAAGTAAGAACAATGAAGCCTAATGATGCCGAAGAAAGGAAAGAAAATGAGTAAATACAAGAAAGAAATTAAGCACTGCGAAAAGTGCAATAAGCCTTTTTCGGTGTTTCCAAACAGCACCGAAACTCTTTGCAAAAGTTGCAAAAGGAACAACTTGGAGGAAACGCTTCGCAGGAACGGCCACGCACCGCAGCATATGCTTGTCAGGAGACCTTGTGACGGAATCAATGAAGCGTTTGCTATCGAATATGCCGCAAGAATGGCTTCGTGGGACGAGAGCACAAGCATTGAGAAAACGTGTCGTGACTGCGGCAAAGCATTCAAGGTTTCTCGTGCAGAGCGCATTTTCTTTGAATCGCATAACATGGCACTGCCCAAGCGTTGCCCGGCTTGCCGTAAAGCGAGAAAAGAAGCGAGAAAGGAGAATAACTGATGGATAACAGCAAAATCCATGAAGCTCTGATGGCTGTTCAGTCAGAGTTGAAAGCCCCCAAAGGGCAGATGAACAAATTTGGCGGTTACAAGTACCGTTCCTGTGAGGACATCCTCGAAGCGGTCAAGCCAATCTTAAAAGCACATAGCCTTGTGCTGCGGCTTTCCGACAAGCCTGTTATCGTTGACAGTTGGCACTACATCGAAGCCACTGCAACAGTTGAATCGCAGGATGGTGCCACTTACACGGTGACTGCATACGCTCGTGAGCCTGAGTTTAAGAAGGGCATGGACGATTCACAGATTACCGGCACTGCAAGCAGCTACGCTAGGAAGTACGCTCTGAACGGTTTGTTCTGCATTGACGATACGAAGGACGCTGACACGGACGAGTACCAGAAGCAAACCACAAGCAAAGCAAACAAGCCTGCGCAGAAGCAAACGGAAGCGGAAACCATCCCCCCATGCGCTTGCTGCGGAAAGCAGTTGCAGCCTATTCAGTACAACAACCGCACAGTCACTCCACTGGAAACTGCAAGAAGCACAAAGAAACGATTTGGGCGTGTCTTATGCTGGGACTGCGCCCAGAAACAGCCGAAGGAGGGCTAAACAATGCTTAACTCTATCGCAATTCAGGGGCGTCTGGTTCACACGCCCGAAGCTAAGGTTACGAAATCCGGCAAGGATGTTTGTACGTTCAGCATTGCTTGTGACCGTCAGAGTGGCGGTCAGAAGGAAACCGACTTCTTCAACTGCACCGCATTTGGTAATACGGCACTGTTCGTTTCCAAGTGGTTCCAGAAGGGCAGCCTGATTCTGGTGACTGGTAGCATCCAGACCCGAAAGTATACCGACAAGCAGGGGAACAACCGCACCGCAACGGAAATCATGGCGAACAAGGTTGACTTCTGCGGTGGCAAGTCTGACAGCAAGCCCGCCGATCGGGCGCAGGATGCACCGCAAAATTACTCTCAGGGCAACACGGACGACTTCTCTGTGATTGACGATAGTTCTGATCTCCCTTTTGACTAACGGTTACGCTACCGGGACAAAAGGCGAGAAAGGAACACTATGTTTTACCGTCCGAAAGTAGTTCGATGCCGCCTGAAAACTGGCGGGAAAAGCATCAAACAAATCAAAGAATCTCACAAGGGGCAAGGGCTGGTTTATCGGGATTTTGAAAGTCTCCAACAGATGTACGATGCTTTTTCTGGATTGATTGTTGAACTGTCACTTTGGGAATATGACAACCACAAAAGCTATCATCTCGAAAGCTGGAATCCAGAAGATGATGAAAAAGTTATGATGGGCGTTTATTACGCAGAGCAAACGCATCCATTCCCTCGATACAAGAACGATTTTGAAAAATTCAAAGTGGACTGGAAAGCAAAGGAATATGAATGCGAAGGCGCATCTCTTGTTTTTGAGCCAGCAGATGTTGAAGAACTCGAAACTATATGCGAAGAAGTTCCTTCGTCTTGACCACCTACCTTATATAAGAGCTGCGCTATCTGGCTGGACGGGCGTTTGGAAAGATGAAAGTTTTAGTTGCCTGTGAGGAATCGCAGGAAGTCTGCAAAGCGTTCCGGCCAAAAGGTCACGAAGCCTACTCTTGCGACATTCAAGAACCATCAGGCGGGCATCCTGAGTGGCACATTCTTGGTGATGCGCTCAAGGCCATTGAGGGGGGGCAAATCGTGACGATGGACGGCGTAGCGCATGAAGTCGGCAAGTGGGATTTGCTCATTGCTCACCCGCCCTGCACTTATCTAAGCAACGCCGGGGCAAGGCATCTTTGGAAAGGGCATGAGCTTCAGGCAGACCGTGTGATGCTTGGTATTCAAGGCCGAGACCTGTTCATGCGTTTCTGGTGGGCAGATGTTCCACAGATTTGCATAGAGAACCCAGTGCCAAGCCGGGTATTCTGCCTGCCGAAGTATGCGCAGAGCATTCAGCCGTATCAGTTTGGGCACCCATACACAAAGAAAACCTGTCTTTGGCTCAAGTGCCTGCCGCCGTTGATTCCAACCGACATTGTAGAGCCTGTTGCTACATGGTGTCCGTCCGGATCGTATAGTCATAAGCACGATGCAAAAAACAAGGGGATGTTTACGACTGATCGGGCGAAGAACAGAGCCAAAACGTTTCCGGGAATCGCAAAAGCGATGGCTGAACAGTGGGGTGAATTGGAATGATTACCTGTTGTCTCAACTGCACATCACGCCACCAAGCCTGCCACGACACTTGCGAGAAGTACAAGGCAGAGAAAAAAGACTTCGAGGAGCGCAAGGCGTTCATGTATGAGCTGAATCACAGCCAGAGCGTGTACCACCGTGATTATGAGGATAAGCACCGGGAAAAAGGGAAGAAGCGGTTTCTCGGAAGTGAATTTAGAGGTGAACGAGGATGATGATAAGCAGTAACCGGTTGCTCAATTATGTTTTCACAAAAGCATCAGAGGGTGACGTACGAGCGAAAATCACTTATGAATATCTCAGACCCTTGTTTGAACAGGGAGAAAAGAAAGAAGCAATCGACCGTAAGCTCGAATACATTGAACGATGTGAAAGAACCCGCAAAGCCATCATAGGTGGCGCATTATATAGCAAAGAAGATGAAAAAATGAAGCGAAACTGCGAACGTGGGATTGTTCGAGCAAAAGAACAGCTTACAAAAATGCAAGCCGAGTACGATGCGGAGTATGGCGAATGAACACCGGCAAGCAGTTTGAAGCGGACTTCAAGGCATCTGTTCCACCCGATGCGTGGTGCTACCGGCTGAAAGACAGTGCTGCCACCTACTACGGCGGCAACGAGAACCTGTCCTTCTCCATCGACAACATCTGCGACTTCCTCGTGTACCGTTACCCGATGAGCCACCTGTTTGAGCTGAAAACCATTGAAACGCCCTCTATCCCTCTGGATAAGGTGTTCGGCAAGTACGACAAGGCAAAGTGCAAATACCGCAAGGAAAAGCACATTACGGACATGGTGGATGCGATGGGGTACAGCGGTCAGACCGCCCATGTGATAGTCAATTACCGAGCAGTCAACCGCACCTTTGCAATCCCTGCCAACAAGGTTTTAGCGTTCCGCTACAACGAGAGCCGCAAGAGCATCCCTTGGCAGTGGGCAGAGCAAGAGGGGATAGAGGTCAAAGCAAAAAGGCTGCGTGTCCATTGGCGGTATGATGTGGATGGGCTGCTAAAGAGATTGGAGAAAGAGAATGAAAAAATGGACTAAAGAACTTCTGGAAGAAAGTGGCTATGAAATCGAGAACGCACAAATTGAAAGCGTTCGTCTTACTATGGCAGACCACGGGGTTTTAACTTCCGATTTAATACTTAATGGTCACGGATGGGGCGTTTGCTATGGTGGGTATGTTCTCGGCAAGGGGCATCTTGGAAGCAAAGACTTTGAGGGATACGGTTCTGGCATGGAAGCAATTATGCGAATCATGGACACGGTTGGTGTTGAGGAATACGGTCAAATGAAAGGCAAATATGTTCGCGTTGCCACAAAAGGTCTTGAAAGTTCTGTAAGAATCATCGGAAATATTTTGGATGATAAGTGGTTTGACTACGAATCTTTTTTTGCAGATAAAAAGGGTGAAGAAAATGAGCATGAAATGTGACCGCTGCGGTGAAACATTTGAATATCCAGAGTTCTCCATAAATGAGCGGACACAAAAAGTAGAAAACAATTCTATTTGCAGGTGCATTACAAAGAAAAATAGGAAAATTTTCATCTATTCAGATGACCCGTTTTTTCTTTGCCCCTCTTGCATGGCAAAGCTGAACGACTGGCTGAAAGGAGAATAAAAATGGCTGAATATTATGTTGGATGTGGGATATTTGGGGAAATCTATGCCGGAAAAATAACACCACCTGGAAAAGATGGCTCGCAGATGTGGAAAAACAAATCGGATGTGACTGACGGAGCAATCAAAGCGGTCGTGAACCATTTCATTATAGAAATGGATCGTGACGATAAGAACAAAATCCAAAAGGCATGGGAAGTTCGTGGCAATAGAACGCTAAAAGTAACGTTTGAGCTTGTCCCAAAAGGAGTAGTCAGATGAATAAATTTGGAAACTGCCCCTTGTGCGGCAAACAAGTCAAGCCGACCAACCTCCGTAAAATCGCACGACAGAACCAGTTGTACGGCTTCCGTATGGCTCTGGACGGCATCGCCGCCACATGGTGTGCGCTGATTCAGAACCTTCGGTGCGATGCAGACCTGACCGATGAACAGGTGCAGAAAATTATCCGCATTGGTGACAGGTACTGGGAGATAGTCGGGCAGTTCAAGAACGAAGACATGACCCCTGACAAGTTTGCAGATTACATCACAGCGAAGTCAGAACAGGTCGAAAAAGAGCTGAGAGAAAGGTGGAGCTGATGGATAAGGAACAGCTTGCTATCGCACGGTTGCAGGACGCTGCACGGCTTTCAGAGCATCGGTACGATTTGATGGAGGATAACAATGGCACTGTTGAACCATGAAGAAACGATTGCGTTTTTGACACAAAAGGAAATTCAAGACGCTTTCTGGATGCGACCGCAGAAACGGTGCGTGACAAGTGTAAAGTTTAAGTGCGATTCGTGTTGGACTGAAACGCAGATTACAGACCCTCGATTCGCAACGGAAGTGATGAAAAAGAATCCAGAAAGTCCAAAATGCCCGATTTGTGGCGAAACAATGAGATGCATAAGTTGCGATGTAACAGTGAGGGATTAGTATGTTTGAATTTGTAACCCGCTGGCTGGTCTGCTTAGTCCTGCTGGCGGTAGTAGTTCAGTCAGAACGGACAATCAAGAACATGGCAAACAACCTGTTTGAGGAACGGCAGGCAATGCTCGTCTGGCTGTTCGTCAACGTGTGTCTGGTCGTTTGTACGGCTGTTGTGATGAGGTTGAAATAATGAAAATTTGTGACATTGAGAGAAAAGAGATCAATTTTGGGTGTCTGGAATATGGAGATGTGTTTGAACTGAACGGAGAAATTCTCATGAAATCTAACGTGAATCTTTCGGTAAGCAAGTTATCTGGTGGCATCAACCTGAAAAGTGGAGAGTTTTTGCAGATAGATGAGTTTGTCTCTGTCAAGATGGTAAACGCTCATCTCCAGTTGGAGGACTAAGAAAAATCATGTACAACGAACTTTATAACATTGAAAAGAGCATGAAAAGAAACCGTAGAAAGTTTGCGATTCTGCAAGGCGTTGTGATCGCTTTTATTGCAGTCACGGCAGTATCGTCTATTGCACTTTCTATCTTTATGTATAAAGGCTTGTTTTCCGCAGACATTCCCGAATGGATGAAGTGGGCGTTTGTGTTTCTTGGGAGGTAAAGACGGAAATTCGTGGAGAGCGTGATAATCAGGTGGTTCGTTTTGATTTGCTCAAGATTGGAGAACCGTTTTATTACAAAAAAGACCTCTTAATGAGAATAAATAGTATTACGGACGTTTCCTTGTTTAGAGAAGCAATAACGTATAATTGCGTGTTTCTCAGTGACGGCAGACCTGCGTGTTTCAACGATAATACAATGGTCAGAATTGCAAAGGTTCATATCGAAAAGGAGTACTAATGATGGACAACGAACTTTACTGTCCGATGAAAATAACCAGCAATCCGCTTGGTCGGTGCGTCTGCGAGAAAGAAAAGTGCGCTTGGTGGCGGCAGTTGGACAACTGCTGTTCCGTCTGGTGGATTGCAACCGAGCTAGATAAAATCGAAACGAAAATGAAGAGGTGATAACTATTGGCAACACCCCCGAAGCGTGGTCGTGGCAGACCGCCGCTGACCGAAGCGGAAAAGAAAAAGCGTGAGAAGCGGGCGCAAAAGGCAAGAGAAGAAGCCGCTGCGAAGCGTGAGAAAGAGCGTGAGAAGAAGAAACAACAGATGCTTAACAAGCGGAAATCTATCCGCTCACAGGTGAGTAAAAAGGTGAAAGAACAGCAGGAGTTAGCGATCACGAGGTCTAAGATGATGAACACGGGCGATTTGCAGTCAAGAATCGGCGATGAAGAGGACAAGAAAGTTGTCGGCATGATTGCGGCCAAGTATTTTGGCGACCTTCCGAGCGTGGACATGAACAACCCTATTGAAGTGCAGCAACGTCTTGACTTCTTTTTTGACGCTTGCATTGAAGCCAGAATCTCCCCTGTGGTCGAATGGATTGCACTGGTGCTGGGCATCGAATGGGTGAGCCTGAAGCAGATTATGACAGGCAAACGCCGTGACGACAGCTTGCAGCAGAAGTACATTCTGAAACTTATTCTGCAAATGCAGTCTATGTGGGCGTACAACGGTATGTATGGTCAGGAGAATCCGGCAGAGTGGATTTTCCGAGCCAAGAACTACTTTGGTATGCGTGACAACGTGGAAGTTACCGTTGCCCCGCCCGAACAACCGTTGGGCGATGCCCAGAGCGCAGAACAGCTCGCCCAGAAGTACCAGACAGCTTTGCCGAAGGGGATTGACGTGGAGTACAGAGAGGTGGAAGAACATGACTAACGGCGATTTCATTCGCTCTATGACGGACGATGACATCAGGGAAAACCTAACACCGGGCATCTGCGAGCTTATCAAGCATCGAGACCCGGAGCGTTGCCAGAACCGCGAGCATTGCTTTCATTGCGTCAAGGACTGGCTGAAAGAGGAAAACAAAATCATGGTGAGGGCTGACCAATGGGAAAATTGATTGACTTCTCCGACCCATGCTTACGCACGTTCTTACCTGTTCTCTTGCAAGACCACACGACAGGAAAGAACATCATCTGGGCGACAGACCCGCCGCCTGAACTTGGTGTTGGCTTTACGGATGAAATCACGCTGGAACAACTGGACAAGGTTCAACTTGTTCCCCGTGTGCAGAAACAGCTTGCAGACCAAAAAAAGCGCACCAGCAAGAAAGCAGAGGTGTTCACACCAACATGGGTCTGCGAGAAAATGGCAGACATTGCTGAAAACGACCTGAAGGGAGAGGATTGGAAAGAATACATCAACAAGACCTGCCTTGAAGTGACCTGCGGAGAAGCACCGTTCTTGACAAGCCGATATGATACCACAACAGGGCAGATGATTGCTGTGCCGGACAGAATCGGTCTGCTGGATAGAAAGCTGAATGTTCTGGCAGAGAGGCTCTATTACTATGACGAATGGATGCGCTGGGCAATCAATGCCTACGCATCAACATACGGCTATGAGTGGCAGGGAGACAATCTCTTGCTGGCACGGTGCAACCTGTTCCTGACGCTGGTTGAAAATTTCAGGTATTTGTTCGGTGCAGAACGGATTGAAATGGGATGTATGCCTGTGTTTCTTGATTGCATTGCAGACACCATCTCGTGGAACGTCTGGCAGATGGATGGACTGAAAAAGACCGTGCCCGGCACGGATATTCCGTGCAAAATCAAAGACTGGAAAGCTGACAAAGAAATTCTGTTTAAGGATGTTGGGGAGAACGAACAATGAAAATCATTACATATCCTGACGGTCGTTCGGAACAGGTTGGAACGCCATTAGAACTAGCGCAGTTTATGCTTGGCTTGATTGAATATCAAACTATGCAGAAGTTTAAGAATCTGATTGATTCTATCCCACAGCAGATTAAAAGCCCAAATAAAAAACGCGCATCTAAAAAGAAAGCAGGCGAATCTAATGCAGACTGACAGAGGAATCTACCACAAGCGAGTATGCGACCGCTGCGGAGCGGTTCTTGGCGGCAGGATGATGGACCCTGACGAATACTTCAAGGACTGGGGATGGCGCAGAGACACAGGCGACCTATGCCCGGAGTGCTATGAGGAGTATAAGGGAGTAATCGGGCGGTTCAATGCCAACAGAAGAAGAAAGAGAGGGCAGAGGTTATGAAAAAGTGCGCTCTTTATAGATGCAAACAGTGCTTTGCGACTATGACGGACGAAAGCGATGTCAGAATCGATAAAGACATCGTTGATTGGATGTTTGAAAACGAAATGGAAGAAAGCAAAATTGGGTTTATCGCAAAATTCAAAATAAGCGATAAAGTTCTCATTCATCGTTGCACCAATAACACTGTTGGTTTATGCGAGTTTATCGGATGGAAGGAGATAGAGGAATGAACTTCTACTGCACCACCGAACATTGCTCTTGCATGGGCATCAAGCAGTTTTCTGCTGGCAAAGCTATCCGATGCACAGCAGAATCCTGCAAGAACAAATCTGAACCGTCCTGTGGCTCTTGCAAATGGTACGCAGAGCCGGAGGGCGTGTGTGTGAACGACCAGTCAGAACACATTGCAGACTTCGTGTGGGATGAACGTGGATGCAAGGAATGGGAGAAGAAAGATGACAACAGGGGAGAAAATCAGGAAGCGCAGACTTGAACTTGGCATCACGCAGAAAGATGTTGCGAGGATGATTGGAACAACCAATGCGTATGTCAGTGCCGTTGAAAAGAAAAAGCGTGGCGTGAAGAAAGAAACGCGGCTGGCAAAATTCGCAGAAGCCCTTCAATGCAGCGTGAACGATTTGAAGTCGGATGTGCCAAAAGGCATGATAGACCCTACCAATGACGACTTCGGCGCTGTCTGCAACTGCGCTGTCCGCTATTGCTTGGGCAGACGGTCGTATATGCCTAGCCTTGTTTGCGGATACATCACACCGCTTCTGCCGGAGCTGACCGACACGACGCTTGGTTGCTTTGAACGTGACATTGCAGAGCGCAAGCGGACAGGCTTTTTTGGCGATTCTTGCGACTATGAGACGTGGGATGCGTTTTACAAAGCAGTTTGCAAGGAGATTGAGAGGAGAAAACATGAAAATCAGACCGATTGATGCTAATGAACTACGTCAAAACATCGAGACGTGGATTCAGGAGTATAACGATGGAACAATAGGTGGCTTGTCGTTAGACGATGTTCTTGATTACATCGACACGGCACCAACAATCGAAGTGAAAGACAATGGCTAATTATCCAGAATACCTTGAACGAAACGCACTTATTGAAAGAATCAAGAAAGCATATTGCGATGGCTGTGAGAACTACAACGGCGTTAGATGCCGTGCTTGCGGTATTGGCGATGTCATTGACGTTGTGGAAGATACGCCGACAGCCTTAGAGCGTACCGTTGAATGGATTGTACAAGACGAAGATTGAAGGGAGAAAGGGCTTACACGAATGAGAACCCTAGAAGAAGTAGACCGTGCCATTGAACTTGCACGATATGATATGAAAAAGCTTATGAAGATGCGCCAACCGATTTCGATTGTTGGGGAAGAGCTATTGGAACTTTACGATGAGCGAAGAGAAATATTAAAAGCTAATAAAAGAGCGCACTGGATGTTTGGTTCGACAATGGGTCATAGTTGGATGAAATGCAGTCATTGCCTTATGGCACAACAAGGGCAGAATGCAACCTTCAGCTATTGCCCGAATTGTGGAGCAGAAATGAGAGAGGATGCGACCTATGAGTAACACACTTTGGCATCCAGCAAGCGAACAGCCACGAGAGCGGACGCAGCCTTTGTTGCTTGCGACTAAGACAACGTGGCGTGATAAAGATGGAAAAATGTTGCAAGGAATCTCGCCAACAGCGTACTTTCTTGGCTGCTACGCAGACGGTCAGTTCTGGGATGAGATAGGCGAGAGACTGCCGGAAGATGTGACGGTAACGCACTGGATGGCGTTTCCGATGGTGTGAGGTAATGAGCATGAACAATTGGATTAGTGCCGAGGATAGATTGCCCGATATTCCGAAAAACGATTTTGCCAGCGATTATGTTCTGGTTCACGACAAAAAAGCTGGTGACTGGGTAGCCTATTATGATGCAAACGGTGGTTGGTGTGAAGCAAGAGAGTGCATCCCATTCAAAAATGTTACACATTGGATGCCTATGCCTGAACCGCCTACGGAGGACTAAATATGGATGGATTTGAAGCGTTAACAGAAGCAATGAACCGATGCGCTGCATCAGCTGAACATTTTGCAAATGCTGTCAGACAGTCCGAAACGCAGTGCGGTTACATCAAGCAGAAGCACAACCGACCTGTATACCGTAAAGGTGCAAAGCTACATGAAGGTTGCAAACGAATTATGAGAACAAGAGAGGGATTTAGAAAATGACAGAACTCAAGAGATGCCCGTTCTGCGGTGGGAAAGTAACTATTGCGGAATCAGGCGACCATTTGACAAGTTGGATGTTTATAACAAGAGGAAACGGCAAAAATGGATGCAAGTGTCGGGTGTTCATGCAAAGCAAGCCATACAGTTTTGATTATTCCGCAGCCGATAAAATAAAAATTAAAAAAGACCTTATCGAAGCATGGAACAAACGATACAAAGAGGACTGAGTATGGACAAAAAACGAGACAGCTTTACATTCCAACGATACTACTTTGAAGCCATCTCCACACTCAAAAGTAAAGAGAAGTTGGAACTCTACGATGCAATCTGTGCATACGTTTTTGAAGAAAAAGACGCAACTTTGAACTCAAAAAAGGCAGAATCTTGTTTTATTTTGATTAAGCATCTGCTCGATGAAGAATCAAAAAGAAGCGATATTGCGTCAAAAGGATGGTCTACACGAAAGTCAGCTCATCTTCATGTCATAAATGAGATGAAAGTCAGCTCATCTATGAGTTCAAAGTCAGATGACAATGAACCCATTGTATCAACTGACAGTCATATGAACGTCAAGACCCTGCCGGAGAGCGCAGTAAAGAAGAAACCTGATATCTTCTCCGACTTTGCTCATGGCGATAAAGCCTTACTGGAATCCCTGCAAGAGTTCGCACAGATGCGTACAAGAATCAAAAAGCCTATGACAGACCGGGCAAAACAGATGCTCTGCAACAAGCTGGAAAAGTTTGATCGGCATGATTGGAAAGCCATTCTCGACCAGAGCATCTATGCCGGGTGGCAGGACATTTACGCATTGAAACAGGATGACCAGTACGAGCAAAGTACGGAGATGGAGTTTCCTAGACTATGACAATGGACGTTCAAACGGTATTTATCGGTGCGCTGATGCTCTGCAAGCCGAGCGTTGTGGATGAAATCATACCAGACCTTGAACTTGACTTGTTCAGACTTGAGCTGAGAGACGCTTTTGCGGCTGTTCAGGGCTATTGGACGGCTAGGGGTAAGATAGATATAGTCGAGATAAACACGCAGCATCCAGACGTAGCGCAGACGCTCTTGGCGTGTGTACAAACCTGTGAATCAGAGTGTGTACGAATTGACAGGGAGCAGATGCAGCGTTGGGTACAGCTTATCAGAGAACAAGCTGCACTCACTCGTGTGCAAGGTCTGGCATTTCAGATGACCAGCGAGCTTACCGACTATTCTGATCTATCAGACATTTACCAGCAGATGGGCGAGGCGATGAGCCTAAAAGCCGAGGAAGAAGATGCGTGGACATACGAGGATGTGCTGAACGACTATGTGCTTCACATGGACGAGAAGCCTGTGTACATCAAGACAGGCCTAGAGCGTCTGGATGAAACGCTGCACATCTCACCGGGCGATTTCATCATAATCGGTGGCAGACCGTCTGCTGGCAAGACAGCCCTTTCCTTGCAAATAGCAGCAAGCATGGCAAAGCAGGACTACACCGTGTACTATTTCAGCTTAGAAACCAGCAAACGCAAGTTGGGCGCACGTCTGATGGCTAATCAAATATACTGCCCTCTGGACACGGTGAAAAATAAGGCGGTCAGCTTGAATGAGATTGACGGACAGGCAAAGAACATGAAAATGCCCTTATATATACGCTCCGCTGCCGGAAAGAACGTGGCGTGGATGAAGGCTCAGGCTCTCCGTAAAAAGGCTCAGGTCATCTTCGTAGACTATCTTCAACTCATCCACGAAACAGGCGCAAAGGACAGATATGCCGCCATTACAGCTATATCCATTGCCCTGCACGAACTGGCACAGACCACAGGCATTGTTGTGGTGGCACTGGCACAGCTCAATCGAAACCCATCCAAGCCCGGAGCAACGCCTACTAACTCCGACTTGCGAGAAAGCGGACAGATTGAACAGGACGCAGATGCAATCATTCTTCTGTCCGGCGACAACCCCGACAAGTATCTGTTCAGGCTAAGCAAGAACAAGGAAGGCGGGATAGGCGACCTTCCCATCACGTTTAACAAGCAGATTCAACGGTTCCAAGAGTATACTTGGATGGATTGATACCGTCTGAACCCCATAAATATTTTTCACTACACAAAATACAGGAGGAAAACAACTATGGCACTTACCAACATCGAACGTGAGACTATCATCAACTTCAACGCAGCGGAAGATACCGCAGAAATCTACACGGCAGACCCGGTTTACATTCGCAAGCTGGACAAGCTCTGTGAGAAGTTCCCCGACACATACAAGTTTATGGCGGAGCTGTCTGCCAAGCGGTGCAAGGAATCCAAGACCTATTCGATGCAGAAACGTCTTGTGAAGTTCCGGCCGCCTGTCACTCGTGAGATCAGCGAAGAGCAGCGTGAAGCATTGGCAGAGAGCCTGCGTAAGGCAAGAGAAGCCAAGAAAGCCAAGAATATCTAATCTTAGCTCGCGCGGCTACAAAACTACTGTATCAGAAAGCATGGAATGGTGTCAGGTGGTAAAACTACCCTCTACGACTATTCCGTGCTTTTTTCTCTTGTTATTTATCAGGGTGAAACGGCAAGGTCTGAATTTGAGAAAGAATCGTCTAATCGCAGGGCGGGTTGAGACGAAAAAACGCTTCGAGTGTCACTTTCGAAAATGGCTTTCAAATTTTTGTCCCCTTTCCCCCTTGTTTCCTCTTCCCCCCTTTCGTCCCCCTCTTTCCCCTACAACCCCTATTACCCCCTATAATCCCCCTAACATCTTCCGTGCTCCCCCTTTCCCTCCCCGTGTGTTTAGCGCGTCCGCGGGCGTTATATGCGCGAGCACGCGCGTTGACGGAGCCGGGTGTGCCACGATAGTTCAAAAGTGAACAAATAACACTTATGCGAAATTGCAAACTGGTTCTTTCCCCCTACAACCCTCTATCTCCAAAGCTGTACCGTTAGCCAGCAGAGCAGACCGTAGGCGAGAACTGGCGTGAGGTTCGGACTGGTGGATGGTTTACGACTATTTTACATGGAGAATTGACTTCATTTTGTAGTCGGTTGAATATGTAGAAATGTTGCATATTAGATAGTTAAAAGTATTGAGGTATTCGTCGAATAAATAATCCTAGTTGATTGGTATGATATGATTGTAGTTATTGTTAATTAAATTGGAGGAGAACGAACCGAATCGGATGATACGACTATTCCAGCAGAATAATAGTTAAAAAGATTGAGCAATTGTCTGCGACTATTATAATAAGTACGATGGCTAAAGATTTTGAGGTAATGTGATGGAGAATAAAATTGACAGGTGTCAAGACACATATTGGTTTTTAGGTGGTCTGACGGCTTAGCGACTATCGCACCTCTCTTTTCTTAAAAGGCAAACGACTATTTCACACAAAAAACACACGACTATTTGACGATAATTCGCAAGAAAACGCTACGACTATTACTCTAAGACTATCAGCGAACTGCTCGTTACTATACTATATATAGGGCTTTCAAACGCTGGTTGTCTGACGACTTTACGACTATTCCACGACTATCAGCCGGGAGAAGTTACGACTATTCCAGCCGGAACGCTGCGACTATTGCTGACCTCTATTGGCAATCGGGCGAAAGCCCGAAAAGGGAAGCGGCTGCAAGCCGCCAATGGTTCCGCGCCGCCGTGCCGTTCCCTTGCCGCTGGACTGCCCCGCCGGGTGGAGCGTGCCAGCCGGTGCGCCCTGACTGCTGACCGGTGCCAGATCACAAGCTGCCGGGCTGGCATGGTCTGCGATTTACTACGCTCTTATATACCTTATTATAATAGGGCGGCTGCGCTGGCCCGTACAGCGTTTGGTGCGGCGCTGGTGTCTGGTGTATGTGTATGTGCTGGAGGTGTTACGGCGCTGTGATACGCTCCAACGTGGCGCAAGCGGCGTTATATCCGCTTTCGTTTGTCTGGTATTTGTGACGGTAGAATGGGGCAAATAGCTGGAAAAGCCCCTGCAAAGCCCTGCGTGCTGTTTTGTGGCGTGGGCTGTATAGTTTTGCATGTACGAAACAAAACGCGCTGTAAACGCTTGTGTGTGGCTGTATTGCAGCAGGACAAAATAAAAGCCCTGCACCATCAGCAGATGCAAGGCAAAAGAAAAACCCCGCCAGCGTGGGCGGGGCTGCTTTTAGTTGTTTCTTTCTTCAAGGTCTGCAAGGGCGGCGCAAAGCTCTTGCGTTTCCTCTTCTGTCAAGTCGTATTCTGCGCGGAGCTGTTCAGCGTCTGCACTTCTCCACCCCCCATCATACAGGGCGGCGGCGCTGCTAGAAATGTCTTTTAACATGGCTTTTTTCCTCTTTTCCGGGCTTTTACCCTTTTTTACAGTATAGCATATCACAAGCCATAAAAACAGGACTTGCAGAAAGTTTTTCGCCCTTTTGGGCTGGGGCGAGGTTGCTTTACGGTGCAGCCCCGCTAAAGTATCCGGTAGGCATTACTTGCTTGCCTTAAACAGCGCGCTAAAAAACCAGAAGAAAAACAGGATACAAGATAAAATCACAGATTGCACCCCCCAACGGCCGCACATTTGAGCGCAGATGCAAGATAGCTATATTTTTTTGGGGCGTGGGTATTATCGGTGTAAACGTACCAGTTTCTAACGGCGTCTTGCCGAACTGTGCAGCCGTTGGCAGCCGTGAACGTTACAACGGCATCATGTGCAAGATTTGGCTCTATTTGCCTATACTCTTGCAGGATGTTCGGCACTGTGTTGTTACGGGACGTATAAGGCAGGCCAACGCCTGCAAAATGTATTTGCATAATCATGTTATAATCCCCTCTATACCACGCTGAAGCGCTTATAGGTTGTCTTGCTGCTGCACTCTGCGTAAATATCCGGGTGCAGCGTCTTGAGTAGCTTGCTATCTAACCGGACGCTCTGAACGCCCTTATACATCACCTTGCAAGCGCCTGCCATAACCTCCGGCATACCGCCCATCATGGTTATAATCTCATCTCGCAGACTGTCTCGCATCTGCTCCGCCTGTTCTGCCAGCCGCTTATATTCACGGTATTCGTTGCACTTTTGCTCTAAGTCTGTCATTTTTTAGCCCTCCAAAATTCCTTTATTCTCGAATAATACGTTGAGGTTGCGCCGTTCGTATTCTCTCCAATTTTCACCAATTGCAAGCGCTGAGTTTTGCACCCAAAATGGGACGCTCACCCTGTCAAGCTGCCCAAACAAAAAATGAATGGTTTTGTCTGCCTTATCCAAAAATCCGATATCGTCCGGGTCTTTTTCCCTGCAATAGGAGATCTCAGCCATCCAATATGCAAGAGATTCCAATAGGCCGTATGCCTTTTTATTTGCCGTGTATGTCATTTTGTACGCCCCCTCAGCTATTAAGAAATGCAATCATAACGAGTGCGCCGCTAACCATGCCGCCAACGTACCAGAGGGCGGCCCACTGGGAAAAGTCAAGAGTAATCATTTTAGACCTCCTTATAATACAGGCCGTTGGCGCGGCAGATTTTGCGAATACGGTTGCAAGCCTGATTCAGCGCGCGGGCTTGCACGTTAAGCCATGTTTCCCGGCTGTTAGGCTCATACGCTCCACCGTGTTTGCGCTTGAGTTCGGACGGGGTGCAGACGCGGGCGGCAATATCGGCATTATAGCAGAGGGAGCAACCGCCGTTGCTGTACTGCTCCCAGCAGCTTGCGCCGTTGAGCGCCCACCGCTCAAGCTCTGCACCGTCAAGGGGCAAGCGCTCCATGTTGTCCGCGCCCTCCTGCACATCGTCCAGCAGGTCGAGGGCGTACAGCGTGACGGCCTTACCCCATGCGCTACGATCGTGGCGGGCGTTGAGTTCGGCGCGAATGGTATCTGCAAGTGTGGTATAGTCGTGGGTGATAGCCTGGGGCTGTTCTGCGGTAAGATCAATAATGCTAGTTGCGGTCGCTGCGGAAATGGTGTTAGCCTGTGCGGCGTTAAGTTCGATAATCTCGCGGACGTTCTGACCTGCAAAGTGGGCCTTTACGGATTCAATGCTTTCAGCAATCGCAACGGTCGAGATGTATTCATCGTTTCGTTCGGTGATAACGTGGTAATACTTTTTCATGGTTTTCGTCCTCCTGTTTTGTGGTGGTGTGGTGGTGTACATCCTCTGTACATTTACTATTATACATGATTAAACGTACAAGTCAATAGTATATTCAAGATTAAACGTACAAGCATATAAAAACGTTGCATATGCAACATACAAGCACTGCACACCCCAGCACTTGCCTCCGTTTCGATCGTCCCCGCACGGCCTGCCCTGCTGCCTGTGCTGTGCAGTCTGTCCGGGTGCGCTGGGGCTGTGGTCTCCACCGGCGGGGTATATAGCCGCCGCCCAGCCCCGCCCGGTCAGTCCCGTCACCACCGAAAAAATAAAAAAGGCTCAAAAAATCACCCCACCCCCATTGTCAATCTCAAAAATTCCGCCGCAAAAACAAAAAGACCCCTACAAAGGGTCTGCGTTCTGTGCTATACTTGCCTTACAAGCCTTGAAAGGGAGGAATCTACAATGGCTAAAAATAAAATGACAACATGTAAGCACTGTGGCGCAGAGATTGCCGCAAGTGCAAAGGTCTGCCCTCAGTGTGGCGGTAAGAATAAACCGCCCATCTACAAACGCTGGTGGTTCATCGCTATTATCGTACTGATTGTTCTGTCTGCCATTGGCGGCTCTGGTAGTAGCTCTGACGGCTCTGCAAGCAGCAGTAAATCAACATCTAAGGCAAGCACATCCACTGCTTCTTCCGTTGCATCTGTTGCGCCTGAAATCAGCGAGGATGATTACAAGGCTGAGTGCCAGACTGTGGACTATAAGGAGCTGTGCCGTTATCCTGAAAAGTATGAAGGTACTAAGATTGTAGTCAAGGTAAAGGTCTCGCAGATTATTGACGCAAACTTCTCCGGCAGCGAGAAGGCATGGAGAACCTACACGGACAACAGCGGATATGGCTTTTATGCCGATGACGAGTATTATATGCTGGATAAGCGTGGCGGTGATGCTGTGAAGATTCTGGAAGATGATATTATCACCGTCTATGGTGAGTTCACCGGGCTTGAAAAAATCACCAGAGCGTTGACCAGCGCTACCGATGAACTGCCTCGCATTGAAGTCAAGTACGCAGACCTTGTGGATGAATAAGGAGAACATAATGGAAAACAAAACGCCCAAAAGCGATTTGATTCCTTGCGAACACTGCGGTCACATGATTTCTAAAACGGCTAAGACCTGTCCTGAATGTGGCGGCAAAAACAGAAAATATATAAGTGCTGGCAAAGTTGTGCTTATAGTTGTCATGCTTATTATCTTCGCTTACCTTGAATTTATGCTTTCCGCTTCGTTCGCAGCGGGTTAATCTAAACAAAAAAGCCAGCGGCTAGATATTCTCTAACCACTGGCTTTTCTTATTGGTTTCTCAAAATTGAGCAACCAATCTTACGGCGCACAAAAATGTTCGTTGTGTGAGTTTTTCGGATTTTTCAGAAAAACATCAATTATCCGTTTCTACGGATGCTTGCATAGAGCAGACGGAACGTCTCACGACCTTTCGGCGTTACTCTGGTCTGCAAACCGCCATGCTTATTCTTCCGATTGAGAAATTCCTTAACGACAAACAGCTCGTCACCCTTGCCAGCTTTCGGCAAGAGGTTCCCGTTTTTGTCACGATAGACATAACCATCTTCAATAAGCGATTTGATGAACTTGCGTTCCGGGATTCTCAGTTCCTTTGCAGTGCCACGAAAACAAACAGCCAAGTTCCATGCCACAAGGTCATCGAAGTAGTCCGCCTTAGGCTGCATCTCTTCGTTCTTCTCACAGAGCTGCTTGTTCTGCATCTGCAACGCTGCACTCTTTTCCTTCTCGGCTTTCATGTTCTGAATCAGCCCGATCACAAAGTCCGGGTTGGCAATAGCCGTCTCCAACAGGTTGTCGGTCATGTACATCCCATGTTTGCGGATGGACGGCAAGACCTCGTGAGTGACCCAGTGCTTGAACCGCTGTGCGCTTTCCAGCTTACTGCTAAAAATCAGACTGTACAAGCCGGATTCGTTAATAATGATAATAGGCTGCTTACCACCGGGGGTGTCCATTTCGTTCACCCCTCTGTCCTGTTCATCAACGTGGTCACGGATTGCTTTCTGCGGGTTATTGTAGCCTAAAGCCACCGCAATGTCCTTGCCAACAAACCAAGGGTCATCGTCAATGAGCATGACGCGGATTTCGCCAAACTCGGCGTTGTTGAAGATTTTGATGTTCTCAGACAAAGAAAGTTGCATTAAAAAGCTCCTTTTCACTTGTGAGAGAAGCAATTTTCTGCTATAATAACGGCGAGAGAATGCTTCTCTCAGGGTTTACATGATACGTTCGCTGCTGTCGGCAAACTTTAGCGAGCGTATCATTTTTCGTTTTCATTGGTGGAATCCATCGGATGCAGCGTGAAGAACGCTTCACGGAACGCAGCAGAGATGGACACCCGGTTCTTGATGCAGTATTCCTGCAAGCTTGCAAACTGCCGCTCCGTCACGCTGATGGTAACGGTGTGACCGTAACGCTCTGCGTAAGGACTACTCATACATATTCACCCCCTTTTGTTTTGCTGTGCAATAAGTGTAACCGCAAAATATTAGGATGTCAAGAAAATACACCCCATATATTGTGTTCACTAGTGCGGGCATCAGATTTTTCCGTTCTGATTGGCTGCTCCGGCTTCGTACCCTGCCCGGTAGTTCAGTTCGGACAGTTTACCCAGCGCTTCTGCGTACTCCCTGTCCTCGCTGGTCGGCTCTTTGCCGTGGGCGAAGGTTTTCAGAAATTCTTCGGTTGTCGTGGGAAAGTTCATGTTTTTTGCTCCTTTCTATTGCAGAAGCGGTCTGCTTCTGCTATAATAATTGACAGAAACCGAGACTGCGCCCTTGGTTGCGCAGCTTCTGTTTTGTGGTGGAATAGGTCGTCAGTGCTACTTTGGTCGGTATACTGACGGCCTATTTTTTATGCCACAAAGGATAAATCTACCGTTGTTGGCTGATTCATCGTGTGTTCTGCTGTCTTAGATTATAGACGCTTTGTATATAGTTGTCAACAGCCCAATTTGTATAATTTGCATCAGATATTTCTGATTTTTACTCATTCTAACGTAAATTTACGTTATTTGATAGTACTTTCGTAAACGGATTAGTTTACCCTAGTTATAGTAACTTGAAAATTATTTTTCGATAATTCGTAAGGCTACTATTCAAGTATACAGTTTGTAAAGCAACGAAAAAGTTTACAGCCCTTTGACCACCCTATTGATAGTAAAAAGCTAAAAATACGCAAACTTTCTCTTGACGATTAAACGTACATGGTGTATAATAGGGTCAAGAAAGAGAGCTGGTAAAAATGAAGAATGTGGCTGCGTATGTCAGAGTTTCCACGGATGGGCAATGTGGCGAAGATAAATTCGGAATGGAAGCCCAGAAAGAGCAAATCGAAGAATACTGCCGCAAGAATGATATGAATATCATCAAGTGGTTTACTGATGCTGGCGAATCTGGCGCAAAGGAAAGGCCGGGATTTGACAGTATTGTGTATGGCGATGTTTCTAATCCTCCATATGAAGCGGTTGTTGTTGCAAAAAGTGATCGAGTTGCAAGAGATATCAACGTTTATTATTATTACAAGATGCTTCTGCTCAAAAAAGAGATTTCTCTTATTAGCGTTGCGGAAGATTTTGGGAAAATGGGAGTTTTTTCTACAATGCTTGAAGCTTTTACCCTTTGCTGCGCTCAAATGGAGCGTGAGAACATCACGAAAAGGACTTCTAGCGGCAGAGCCATTAAGGCTGCAAGTGGCGGCTATAGCGGCGGCAAGGCTCCTATGGGGTACGAGGTTAAGGATGGTGAACTTTCGATCAAAGAAGATGAAGCGATAATTGTTCGTCGTGCTTTTGAATTGCGTGATGCTGGCAATACAATTCGTGGCGTAGCGGACAAATTGAATGAAGAAGGTTACTGCGGCAGAAATGGAAAGCCGTTTACATCTAGCACAATTCAATCCATTCTTGGAAACAGAAAGACCTATGAGGGCTATTACCGTTACGGTAAAAGTGATGAATGGGTAAAAGGAAAGCAGGAACCTATTTTGTAAAAATTGCGATTGCAGTTTTTAATAGAAAAGGCGGCAGTCCCACCACAGAACTACCGCCAAAGTGACCACCACTAATCCATCAACAGAAAGAAATGGTAGTATAAGTATTATACCATTTCTTTTGGGAGTCCGCAATAACAAAGGAGAAAATATGGACTTTGAAAAGCAAATGGAAAAGTTGTCAGAAGATGAAAAACATTATTGCGTGTATATCTGGTTTTTCATTGAACACAAAGAACTCACGCCATTTTATGTTGGCATGGGCAGAAAAGGAAGATACAAAGACATTAAAAAGAGGAGCGAGACATTCAAACAGTTTTTGGATAAGTACGAATGCGTCACTCTGAAAATCTCTGATGAATTGCCTAGAGATGTTGCAAGAGCAATGGAAATTTCGACAAAATATAAGCTGAAGGAAAAAGGCTATCCGATTATTGACGCAGAAGAAGATAAAACCGAATATAAGAGAAGATTTCTTGATGGAATTGCAAAGGCAAAGGCCGCTGGGAAATATAAGGGAAGAAAACCAACCTCTTATAATTTTTCTTTGTATAAGGAACTTTACGAAAAGGTTTCGCAAAATCTTTTGACCGTCACCGATGCTGCCAAGCAGCTTGGTGTGACCCGCCAGACATGGTATCGGATTGCTGAACAGAACAGGTGAAAGGAGTAAGAGCCTATGGATAAGTGGAACAACAGAAACTCGTATGACTGGCTTGCGGGGGCAGTCGTTGGATTGCTTACCGGGTTCTTCATTGTGGTTGTGGTTGCGAGGTGCGTTTTGTGATACTCAGTGACAACATGAAGCATCTGATCGACACGCTGAACACCTATGAGCCAGACCTTTCGAATGGATTCTATTCTGTAAAAGCCCTGCAAGATAAGCTAGACTTCACGGCACAGTTCGTTCTTGAATCTCTTGCCAACGATGGATTGATACGCTGGGGCGATACGCAGCACACGGCGTTCTGGCTGTTGGAACGTGCTAGAAATTACAAGAAAATCCATAGGCTGGAAAAGATTGAACAGTGGAAGGAACGTGCGATAGGCTTTGTTTGCGGCGTTCTGACAAGCGTTGTCGCAGGTGCGATTAGTATTGTGTTGGCTGGTATTTTCAGTTGACATTGTTCGCAGCCTAAAATAAAACCGAATATTTGATTTTTGTGCAGTTGTAGGCACTCTTTACATTTTCAGGTAGGGGGTGCCTATTTTTTATGCAACCAAAACAGTGTATCGCCATCATCGACAGCATCAAAGCGTATGCAAAGCAGAATCCGACCGAAGCACAGGTCTATGAGGACTGGTTTCAGGCGGTGGTGAACCTAAGAGATGCCTTGCCGCAAGACAAGCGGTTCGATGCCTACAAATACTCTGGTGAGCTGCGCTCTGTATGCGCAGCCACGATGGGGAAGATGAAAACAGGCGAGGACGTAGCGAAGGTCTATGACATTATTAGCCGGACGTACCTGTTTGAAGCAAAAGATGTATTCGACAGCTATTGCATTTACCTTGAATGGAATCGCGCGCCGGAGAAGAAATTCTATCAGCCCAGACGCAGAGTGCTGAAAGTGCTGGCAGACGACCTAGAGGACTTGTTCTATAAGCGGATAGATTTCTTGGGGGTCAGTCTTCCGGCTCGCGTAGGCAAGAGTACGCTGTGCATTTTCTTCATCACATGGCTTATGGGCAACCGCCCGGACGTTGCATCGGTCATGAGCGGACATTCTGACAAGCTGACAAACGGCTTCTACGGCGAAGTGCTGTCTATCATCACTGACCCCGTGACCTATAACTGGGGCAAAATCTTCCCTGACGTTCAGCTTGTGGATAAGAGTGCAAAGGACGAAAGTGTTGACTTGAACCGCAAAAAGCGTTTTCCCACTTTGACTTGCCGCTCCATTGGCGGTACGCTGACCGGTGCTGTTGAAATTGGCGAGGGCGGCGTTCTGTACAGCGATGACCTGATCGAGGACTTGGAGGAAAGCCTGAACGTTGAGCGACTGAACAACAAGTACGATGCCTATTTGAACCAGCTGAAAGACCGCAAAAAGCAAGGCGCATTAGAGCTGATGGTCGGTACACGTTGGAACGTGCTTGACCCTCTGGGGCGCATCCAAAGTCAGTATGCAGACAATCCTAAGTACAGATTCCGGGTGATTCCTGCTGTGGACGAGAACGGACACAGCAATTTCAATTATGACTACGGCGTTGGATTTGACGATGCCTACTATGCTGACATGAAAGCCAGCATTGACGATGCAACATGGTGGGCAAAGTACATGGGCAAGCCCTATGTGCGTGAAGGCTTGCTGTTCCCTGCCGATGAACTGCGGTATTTCAACGGTGTTTTGCCTGATGGCGAACCTGATCGGAAGCTCATGGTCATGGACATTGCATGGGGCGGCGGTGACTTCACCGCTTGCCCTATTGCCTATGTGTATGGTGATGCCGTGTTCATTCCTGATCTTGTGTTCAATAACGGCGACAAAACCGTGACCCGCCCGGAAGTCGTGGGAAAAATCATCCAGCATAAAATCAATGTGGTGCGTGGCGAAGCCAACAACGGCGGTGATGAATATTGTGACGTGGTAGACAGCCAGCTTCGGAAGCAGGGCTATCACTGCTCTGTCCGCAGCCAGCGTGCGCCAAGTGGTCAAAGCAAGCTGTCAAGAATCATCCAGTATGCGCCGGACATCAAACGGTTCTATTTCCTTGATGAAAAGCACCAGTCGAAAGAGTACAAAGCGTTCATGGAGCAGGTGACGATGTTCACGCAGCTTGGCAAAGTTCCGCACGATGACGCACCGGACAGTCTGGCGCAGCTTGCCGATGAACTGTATAACGGAATCAGTAAAATTGAGCCTGTCAAGAGGCCTTTTTAATTAAAAACACAATATATTGTGTTCGCTGGGTCTATTTATTTGATTTCACCACTTGACAAGGCTTATAATGTACGCAGGAAGTTTTGCAGCTTCCCTTAAAGGAATAGCTTGCACGCGGGGTTTTGCCATTTTACTCGCGTGCGTGTCAACAAGCGTATTCCTCCTTTCACCGGTGGAGGTTTTCTCACTCTTTCGCCTTCACCGGACTTTATATGTTGCGTTTCCAATTGTAAGGGAAATGCCAGCCTGTCTCCCCCACGGCTGGCAAGCAACGGTTCGATTCCGTTACGCAGCACAACCAACTACCTAGCTTTGCATGGCTTTATTCTCCAAAACATTCACCGCTATTCCCGGCTCTCAATGTAATGTTTAAGCATGACATTGCAAAGAGCAGCGGTTAACCAATCAAGCCGGGTTTCTATGTTGCATTAGCTCAGTCAGGCTAGAGCACCCGGCTCATAACCGGACATACATTGGTTCAAATCCATTATGCAGCACCAAAATTGCAGCTGACCCGTTTACGTCTGTCCAACAACTGAATGTAAAGGCTGCAATGGTTTTCTTCGGGCGAAGAATAGCACGGCTGGAAGTGCGAATAGTTTCCCAGTAGCTTCTGACAGGTCTGTGCTCAACAGCCTGTTTCCAGAAATCCAACGAAAGGAGCACAGATGGTAGCAAAAGTACGATGCAAGCGTCCTCGGAAAGACGCAAACGGCAATCCGTGTGATTGCGGACGTTATCTTGGCGAAGTAGAAGGCAAGTTCTCTCTTTTGTGCCCTCTTTGCCATTGGATTACAATTGGAGATTCTAACCTTCCAAAAGATACATGGGTCTCCGTACCAAAGTTTAAGAACTAAATAGCTTTTGAAGCGCAGTTGTAAGCGCAGTGAGATAGACCTTAACAGGTTTGTCTTGCTGCGCTTTTTATTTTGCCGGAAAGGAGAAGCCTACCGTGAGATATGGCGTGCCGTATCGTGGCAGCAAGAACAAAATCGCGCAGTGGGTTACCTCCAATCTTCCTGCTGGTGAGACACTGATTGACCTGTTTGCTGGTGGTTGTGCTGTTACACACGCTGCATTGCTGTCTGGCAAATGGAATCACATTGTTGCGAATGACATTGGCGATGCACCGCAGTTGTTTATGGATGCTGTTCACGGCAAATACGCAAACGAAAAGCGTTGGATTAGCCGCGAAGATTTTCATAGACTGAAGGATTCTGACCCTTACGTTTCGCTTTGTTGGAGTTTTGGTAACAACCGCAGAGATTATCTCTACTCAAAAGAGATTGAACCATGGAAAAAGGCTTTGCATTATGCAAGAGTGTTTGGCGATACGTCCCTTTTGCGAGAGTTCGGAATCAATTCAGATGGTAGCTCAAAGGACATCAAGACAAACAGCGAGGAGTACAAAAGGTTTTATTCGCAGTGGCTTGGATGTCAAGCAAAACATAAAATGCTCCATGATTTAGGACACCTCGAAAGGATAAAGAATCTTGAACGCTTGCAGAATCTTGAACGCTTGCAGAATCTTGAACGCTTGCAGAATCTTGGAGCCATACAAAAGCTTGAAGGTCTGCAAATGAATTACAGGGACGCACAAATTCCGTCAAATGCAGTTGTGTACGCAGACCCTCCCTATAAACGGACGAATTGTACGGGATACAAATGCGATTTTGACCATGAATTGTTTGAAAAGTGGCTTGCCGAAGTTCCGTTCATGGTTGTTATCAGCGAGTATGAAGCGCCAAGTGGGTGTGTAGAAGTTGCAAGTGCAAAGAAGCAATCCACTATGGGCGCTGGCAATAAAGGCGGGTCTGCTATTGAAAAGCTGTTTGTTCAAGAACGGTTTGTCGAACAGTACAAGCAAATGATGGGAAGATTCTAACGGAAAGGAGGAACACATGGCTGAGTATCAGATAGTTGTTGACGGATTTTTGAATAATCCGCTGACCGGACGCAGACCGATTGAAACGCCGGAGACGGAAATCAATCGGGAGAACGTGCTGAAAGTGGTAATGGGCAAGGCAGAGCCTATTCATCTGCTGAACAAGAACGAGATTCGCTTTCTGCACAACTACTACTTGGGTAGTCAGCCCGTCCTCCACCGCACGAAGGAATATCACGCTGAAATCACAAACCGCATTGTGGAGAACCACGCTAATGAGTGCGTGGGCTTCTACACAGGTTATATGAGCGGCACGCCTTGCTCTTATGTGCGGTCTGAAACTGCAACAGGTGACGGTGAGGAAATCGCCCGCCTGTCCAACGCCTTGCAGTATGAGGGCAAGGATGCGCTTGATCGGCGGCTCTGGCAGTGGATGTTGGAGTGCGGACAGGGATACCGCATCGTTCTTCCTGACAAGGGGTATGGCGGCAACTACCCGGACGAAACACCCCTGCTGGTGGACGTTCCCGACCCAGACATGGCGTATGTGATTTATAACTCCGGCATCGGGCATAAGCCGATTGCCAACGTGCTGCACATCCCACGCAATTATCAGAACGACCTGAACGACCTGATTTGCGTGTACACGCCAAACCAGTACTTTGAAATCGACAACGGCAAGGTTACAAAATCAGAGAATCATTCTCTGGGTATGCTGCCGATGGTCGAATACAAGCTCAACCCAGAGCGCATGGGTCTGTTTGAACCGGCTATCCCTGTTCTGGATGCCATCAACAATCTTGAAAGCAATCGTCTGGACGGTGTGGAGCAGTTCATCCAGTCTATCCTGGTCTTTATTAACTGTCTTGTCGATAAAGAAGCGTTGGAAGCTGTTAAGGCTATGGGCGCAATGTCGATCAAGTCTACTTCTGGACTTGCTGCCGATGTAAAACAGCTTGCAAACGAGCTGAACCAGCAGCAAACGCAGATTCTGCTTGATTCCATGTTGAACGTGTACCGTAGCCTGACTGCCATGCCTAGTGCCACTGGTAGCGAGAACGCAACGTCCGACAACGTGGGCGCAGTTATCGTCCGCAACGGCTGGAATCACACAGAAGCAAGGGCGCAGCAGTACGAGAATATGTTCAAGTTCTCGGAGCGCCAGAGCCTGTCTGTAATGTTAAAAATCCTGCGTGACGCGGCTGGTTCTAAGCTGATGGCAAGTGACATCAACATCAAACTGCCGCGCCGTCAGTACGACAACCAGCAGAGCAAGGTTCAGATTTTTGCGCAGATGTTGCAGCAGACCATTGACCCGCAGTTGGCGTTCACAACGCCCGGTCTGTTCCCTGACCCGCAGGCTGCTTATGAAATGAGCAAGCCCTTCCTGATTGCCGCTGGCAAGCTGGGCGAGGACGGGAAAGCGCCGAAACCGCAGAAGCCGCAGCCTGAACAAGTTGTTGGCGTCAACAAAACATCAAAAATAGGGATCAATCCAGAGAGTAGCGATGAAATCAAACAGTGAAATCCTTGCAAGGGATTGGGATGACGATTTTATCAAGAAAATGCAAAATCGAATTCTTGTCTCTCATTACAAGTATGGATGGATGAGCCAAACCTATCCAGAATTAGCGCAAGCCGTCAAAGAGATTCAACCACGCATTCAAAAATATCTTGAAACAGGGAATACCGAATGGCTGATAGATGTAGCTAATTTTGCAATGATTGAGTATTTACATCCAAGCATAAAAAACGCTCATTTTGTCGGAACGGATAGCGAAGAATCCCCAGGACTGACTAGTGGAATCAGCTATAAAGAACTTGTGGACAGTATGTAATCATCCCGAATTTTCGGGCTGATATATTCCGGCAGGGAAGCCGGGATACAAATTTCGCAGCGTTGCAGGGAAGCAACGGTAAAAAAACGCAGGAGGAAATTAACGATATGAAACTCAATGTGTTGCTTGGTGATGCCTACAAAGAGGGCATGACCGCCGATGAAATCATTTCTGCGCTTGAAAAGGTTGCAGACCCTAACGCAGAGATTGAGAAGTTGCGCAACGCCGTGACGAAAGCCAACGGCGAAGCTGCTGAGTATAAGAAGCAGCTCAAGGCAAAGCGTACCGATGACGAGAACGCCGCACAGGAACAGGCTGACAAGCTGGCAGAGATGCAGAAGCAGATTGAAGCCCTGACTGCCGACAAGGAGAATCTCGTTAAGGAAAAGACCCTTGCATCTTACCGTGAGAAGTTCGTTGCACAGGGTTATGACGCTGAACTGGCTGGCAAGGCTGCATCTGCACTGGCTGACGGTGACATGGACAAGGTGTTTAAGTTCCAGTCGGAGTTTATGACCGCCCACGACACCGCATACAAGGCTTCTCTGCTGAAGGGTATGCCCACACCTCCGGGTGCGGATGGCAATGGCAGCTCTGACAGCGAAGGTGTGGCATTTGCTAAGAGCCTTGCAGCAAGAAAGAATGCCGAAAATAAAACATCGAGTGACGCACTGAACGCTTTCCATTAAGGAGGAAAACATGAAGTATACCACTACTCCGGTATCGGCTCCTGAAAGCACTATTCTGGCTGCTGATACCTACGTTGCCATTCCCTTTACTGTGACCGAAATCGATGTCGTAAAGGCTGGCTATCCAATGGCAAAGACTGGCAAGAAGGCTTCTGCCACTACCGGGGTTTCCGATGCAGCAGTTACCGACGCCATTGGCATTCTGCTGCACACTGTTGACCCGTCCGTCAACCCAAACGGCGCACTGCTGATTCAGGGTGTTGTTGACCAGAAAAAGGCAAAGGCAAGTTCTGGATTTTCCTTTACTGCTGATGACGTTGCCGCTCTGCATAAGGCTGTTCCCGCAGTCTTTTTCCGTGACAACATCGGCACTAATGCTTAACGGAGGTAAAAAACATGGATTTTCAGAAATATTTCACTTCCGATGCGATTGCTGAGTATTGGACGAATGATGTTACCAACGCTCAGGCGTTCGGCTCTGATGCTCTGTTCCCTCCGCGCAAGAAAGCCGGTCTGGAGCTGAAGTGGATTCGCGGTCACAAGGGCGTTGGCATCTCCCTGATGCCGAGTGCATTTAATACGAAGGCAACCTTCCGCGAGCGCAAGGGCTTTAAGATGTCTGAAACCGAGATGCCGTTCTTCCGTGAGGGCTTCCACATCGACGAGAAAGACCGCCAGATGTTGATGGAGATTCAGAACAGCAACAGCACTTTTGCGGAGGAAATCATCGGCCGAATTTTCGATGATGCCGCAGAGCTGATTACTGGTGCTCGAATCGTTCCTGAACGTATGGCGTGGCAGCTGCTTTGCCCGGAGAACGGCAAGCCCGGTATCACCATCAAGGCAAACGGCATGAACTACATCTATGATTACGACCCTGATGGTACTTGGCAGGCAAAGAATTACAAGGCTCTTACCGGCAAGGCAAAGTGGGACGTTACCACTTCTACTCCCCTTACTGATTTTACCACTGCGAAGAATGCAATCGCTGCAAATGTTGGCGAAACCATCACTCGCGCCTACATGAACACCAACACTCTGAACAAGATGATTGCTTCTGACGAGGTGAAAAACCGTTTCATGACGGTTACGGCAAAGTCTATTGCTGTTCTTACCCAGAGCGAAGCACGCGCTTTGGTTGAGCAGACTACCGACATCAAGATTCATCTGTTTGACAAGATGTACCAGCCGGAAGGCAGTGGCGATTCCGTCAAGTACATCCCGGATGGCTATGTTGTTCTGGTTCCTGATGGTAAGGTCGGCGAGATGTGGTATGGCACTACTCCTGAAGAGGCAGATCTCCGTGCGGGCATGACGAACGCTTCTGTTTCTATCGTAAACAACGGCGTTGCAGTCACTACTATTAAGGAGCCTCACCCTGTCAACACAAACATTATCGTATCCGAAATTGTCCTTCCGTCCTTCCAGAAGATGGACGCTGTGTACTGCATCAAGGCTTACTAAGGCGAAAGGAGGAAAGCAGAATGGGAGACCAGTATTCTGAAGCGGCAGTCAAGCTGGGGCAGTACATTGCCCCTGCACTTGACCGTGAAATCACGGACGAGGACTACCCACTCTTCGACCTGCTGCTTGATTTCGCCAAAGACAAGATATTTGCACAGGGCTATCCGTTCGGTAACAGACCGGACGAGTTGCCCTTGCAGTATCAGTCGTTGCAGATACGCATTGCAGCGGAACTGTACAACCACATTGGCGCAAACGGACAGACGAGCTATACCAACAATGGTATCACTCGTGTGTGGGAAAGCTCTGATGTGGCGCAGTCCCTGCTGAATGAAGTGGTTCCGAGAGTAGGTGTGATCGGCTGATGTTCAATGGAAGCCCTCTGGACAAGCGCCCGCTGTGGTATTCAAACCCAATCGGCGAGAAAGAACCTGTTGTGGACGAATGGGGAAACGAAACCGGCGAAACATCGCAGACGTGGAGTGACCCTGCAAGGCTGATGTTGAACGTCAGCCCGCCTACTGGTTCTGCGGAAGCAAGCCCTTTTGGAGCGTTCACGGATTACAGCTACGTTGTCAGTTCGTCCAGCAAAAAGCACAACACACCGCTTTATGAAGGTACGCGCGTTTGGTTTCAGACGGACGTTTCAAAGCCCTTCAATTACATTGTGGTCAAGGTCGCAGAGCATATCACGGACACGTTGTATGCGCTGAAGGAGGTGGCTGCAAGTGAAAATTAAAGTGAGGTTGAGCGATGCCGGACTTCGTGATGCGGAACGTCAGATACAGGAGTACAAGACCACCCTGAACAAAAAAGCTAAAGCACTTGCTTTTCGTCTTTCGTGGCTAGGCCTTGAAGTCGCAAAGGTGCGTTTCGCTAATGCGGAATACGCTGGCTCCAATGACGTAAAATGCCATATCGACCAGAAAGACAACACTTGCACCATCATTGCAGAGGGAAAGGCAGTTGCCTTTATCGAGTTTGGCACTGGCACACATCATAACGGATATGGCGGGCAACTTCCGCCCGGTGTCGGTGCGCATGGCTCTTACGGTAAAGGACATGGCGCACAACGCCGCTGGTATTACTACGGCGAACCTGGCAATGCTGGCACGCCCGTCAAACAGGTTGATGGCAAAGGTCAGTTGAACTACACCGATGGTAACGAACCAGCTATGGCTATGTGGGGAGCTGTTGAGGAAATGGCTTCTCAGGTCGAAGCAACGTGGAGGGAGGTTTGGAATAGTTGATCGATTATTTCAATTCCATTTTCACGGCTGTTGCGACCGAACTTCGTAAACAGGTTCCCGGCATCTTTGTCACCGGTGAAATCAACGACAGCAACGTCAAAAAGTTTCCGTGTGTACAGATAGAGGAAAACAGCAACCTCCCGGTTCATCGGGATTCTGCAAGCAGAAGCAAGTATGCTGCCGTTTCTCTGCGCGTGCGTGTCTATTCCAACAAAACAAGCGGACGCATTGCAGAAGCCCGCTCTATTGTGGACATCGTGGATTCTGTATTAGAACCACTCAATTTCTATCGAAAATCGTTTGCCCCGTTGAATGGGCTGTACAACAATTCCGTCTATCGGATTGATTGCAGCTATGGGGCAACAATCGGAGAGGACGGAATGATTTACCGAAACTAAGGAGGTAAACATTCTATGAGTACTGCTATCTCCGGTCTGAATACTACCCTGTACTGTGGCGACAGCGCAACCGCTCTGACGAAGCTGTGCGACATTAAGGATGTACCCGACCTGATCTCCGACCCAAACCTTCTGGATGCAACCACTCTGTCTGATGGTATGCAGAAGCAGATTTTTGGCATCGTTCAGGCTGACACCAAAGCCTTTACCGCCAACTACAACAAGACCGACTACGCCGCCGTTAAGGCTGCTGGTTATGACGATACCTCTGAGAACAACGTGGACAAGTACTACGCCCTGAAGATGCAGGACGGCTCCGGCTTCACTTGGCAGGGTATGCATCAGGTCGGTCTGTCCGGCTTTGGCGTGGATGAGGTCGTGGAAATGACCATCAATTGCATCTTCCACTCTACCCCGAAGTTCAGCGAGAGCCTGACCATTAATGGCGGCTAATCCGCACAAATCGAATCAATCAAAACGAGCAGAACTGAACAACGGATTTGGTTCTGCTCCTATTTATAAAGGAGAGCATTTATTATGGCTGCAAAGGTTATCAATTTTCATTCCCCCGATGGCAAGAACACTTATGAGCTGACTTTCACCCGCGAGAGCGCAGAGGCTACGGAGCGCAACGGCTTCCAGATTTACGAGTTCTCCAACGGCATCAACCCTATCAAGAACACTTCTGCCCTGTTCTACGGTGCGTTCATCGCACGCAACAAGGGCATCAACCGAAAGACGGTCGATGATATGCTTGTGCACACCGAAAACAAGGAAGGTCTGATAGCTGCCCTGATGGAGATGTACGCGAATTCTATCAAGGCGCTGATTGCTACCGATGAAGAGGACAAGACCGCAAAAAACGCAACGTGGGAGATTGTGTAACCGCACAGTCTCAGGAATCGGACAGCCACACAGAGCCATTCTCTGTGTCTAAGCTGTTTCACGATGTAGAAGCCTATTACATTTCCATTGGCATGACCTATGACCAGTTCTGGCGTGATGACGTCTGGCTGGCAAAGGTCTACCGAGACGCGGAAGAACTACGCGCCCGCAGAGCCAATGTTGAAGCATGGAGAAACGGCTTTTACACAGCATCTGCACTTTCCTCTACGGTTGGCAATATGTTCCGCAAGAAAGGGTCTAGCCAAATCAAATACATGGACAGACCGATTCCGCTCACGCAGAAAGAGCAAAACGAATATGAATACCAACGCGCACTGGAAGCGCAAGAACGCATCAAAAGAGCAATGTTCTCTATGATGAATCAGAAGGACGGTGGTAGTGATGGCTGATGTTGATATTACAAGCTTATCCGTAGAAATCTCTGCGGAATCGCAAGGCGCAGAGCTTAATATTGACAAGCTCACTACCGCCATTTCCAAACTGCGCACAAAAGGTAGTATAGGCAAGGTATGTTCTAGCCTTGACACTTTAACAAAGTCTATCTCTGCGTTGAAGTCTGCTTCGTCCGGTATGGATGGACTTAGTAGAATCAATGATTTTATGGACAGGATTTCCAATGTGAACCTGTCTGAAAGCGCAAAAGGCATCCGTTCTGTTGCTAGTGCATTAACTAGAATTTCTTCGGTCGATTTAAAAGGCCTTGACCTTTCTGGGCTGAAAGGCAAAATGAATAGCCTGCAAAACGGCTTATCCCCGCTTTCCAAAGTTGATGCGTCTGGCCTTAGAAGTGTAAGCAGCGCGCTTAATTCCATTGCAAAAATTCCAGATTTTAGCGGCAAACTTGATTCAAAGACACTGGATGATTTTGCCACTTCTTGCAAGAAAATCACAGATGCCCTTGACCCGCTTGCTTCCAAAATCGAAACAGTAGGAAATTCGTTCGCGAAGTTGCCTTCCAACATCCAAAAGGTCATTGCGGCAACGGACGGCGCTACAAAAGCAAGCAGTAAATCCGCAAAAAGCTACATGAGCCTTTCCAACCAGCTGAATGGCTTCATGCGGTCTGCCGCAAAGCTGGTTTCGCTGAAAGCCATTGCAACCTATCTTGGCAATGCAGCGGAGAAGTTCAACAGCTACTATGAAGCCGCAAACCTGTTTGGCGTGTCCATGAAGGGGCTGACCGGCGAAGCAAGCACGTTCATCAACAAGATGGAGACTTTGCTTGGCATCGACCCCACCGAAGCCATGAACAACATGGCAACGATTCAAGGTCTGACCACCTCGTTTGGTATGGCAAGCGATAAGGCGTATGTACTGTCGAAAAACCTGACCCAGCTTGGCTACGATCTCGCTTCTTTGAAGAATATCCCTGTTGCGGAATCCTTTACGAAGATTCAGGCGGCTATCTCTGGCGAATTGGAACCGATTCGCCGTCTGGGTGTTGATATTTCTAACGCACGGTTGCAACAGGAATTGCTCAATCTTGGCTATTCGCAGAGCGTTTCTACCCTGTCTCAGGCAGATAAAGCGGTGCTTCGGTACATCGCCATTATGAAGCAGACAACCGATGCACAGGGAGACTTCGCCCGCACTCTGTCCAGCCCTGCCAATATGATTCGTATCTTGCAGGCACAGCTGAACAGTCTGGCTCGTGCTGTTGGTTCTTTGCTCTACCCCGCCCTGAAATCCATCCTCCCGCCGCTGATCGCAGCCGTTGAGCTTATCAAAGAGATTGTGACCGGCATTGCAACGTTAATGGGTGTCAAGGTGGAGTTCCCGGACTTTAGCAGTGCAAGCGATGCTGTTGGCGGCGTAACGGATGCGATGGACAATACCACCAAAGCGACCGGCAAGGCTGCAAAGGCATTCAAGAACTACATCATGGGCTTTGACGAACTGAACGTTATCCAGAAGGACAATGGCTCTTCTGGTGGTTCCGGCTCTGGTGCTGGCGCTGCTGGCAACATCTTAGGTGATGTAGACTTGTCCGGCTACGATATGTTCAAGAACTACGTTGGTTCTTCCGTTGATGAAATCAAGGCAAAACTTGAAAAGCTGCTTCCGCTTGTCTCTGGAATTGCAGCCGGTTTTGCAACATGGGCAATTAGCAATGCCGTTCTTACTGCTCTTGAAAAAATCAAAGGTGAAGGTTCTTTGATTGAAGCAGTCTTGAAGCTTTGGAAAAACCCGATAATGGCAGCTGCGGTTGCCGTTGGCATTATCGTTGCAAGGTTTGTAAGTCTTTATCAGAATAGCGAAAAATTCCGAAAAGGTCTTGAGCGTGTAAGGGCGCTTGTCTACCTCGCAGCGGAAGGGTTCAAACAGGGCTGGAACATATCTCTTACCGATGGGAAACTTGGAGAATCTCTTGAGCATTTGAAAGAATCTCTTTCCAATCTTGGCCAATCTATCCTGAATTTGCTCCCTGAAAGCTGGCAGGAAGGAATCACTTCCGCGTTCGATTCCATTTCAAAAGTTGTGAAAAAGCTCGACCTTGACGTTTTGGATTTAGTTACAACGCTTGCTGGTATCGGACTTATCGTATCCGGTCATCCTGTTGCGGGTCTTGCGGTTATTGGCTTTGAAGCCATTTCCGTAGCCGTTCGCAAGCTTGGAAGTGAAAATCAGAAAACTGCCTTTGGAATGGAAACCGACTGGTTCAATTCCTTCAAGTCTATTGGCGAAAGCGTTGCAAACTTTGCGGCTGCTGCCGTTACCGCGATTGGGAACATCATTAACGATATTGCAATCTTTGTTGGTTGGATTAAAAACGGTGTTTCCGAGACAGACCGCTTGGATTTACAGATGAACGGAAACTTCATCGAAAATTTTGTAATGGGCATCGCTCAAACAATCCATAACATCGGCGTATTTGTTGGATGGATTGTAAAGGGCGTTGATGAATCCGACCGGCTTGCAATTGCGGCGAACGGCAACTTTGCAGAAAAGTTTATTCTTCTGATTGCTGACGTTATAAACGGAATCAAGGACGCTGTAAAGTGGTTTGGAAAGCTAATCGATAAAATCTCCAAGTTCAATCCGGTCAGTGTAGGCAAAAACATCATAGATGGCATCGCAAAAGGCATCGTTGGCAAAAAGAACGTTGCAGATGATGCCGTCAAAGCTGTAACAGACGGAATCAAAGAAGAAGCACAGACTGAACTTGAAATCAACTCTCCTTCTAAAGTTTTTAAGGGCTACGGTGGTTACATCGTAGAAGGTCTTGCCAACGGCATTTCCGCTGCCAAAGACCTTGCGGTGAACGCCATCCAGTCCGTGTCTGACGCGGTAAAGACCATCGGCTCTCAGCTGGCAGATGACAACTACGGATTGGGCAATGGCTCTATCAGCCTTTCCATTGACGCAAGCGGTAAGTCCATGATGGAAACCGCAAACGCGCTGAAACGTTCTGTGCGCACCACCAATGATAGTTTTGGCGGCTGGTTCAAGAAGATGAAAACCGACTTGAGCGACTTCACAGAGGGCATCAACGCTGTGACTAAGGCGGGTAAAGACATCTCCAACGGCTTCAAATCTTCCGTTGACGCGCTTACCGCTGCATCGAAGTCCATCCTGAACACACATGATGGTTTTGTGAGCGCGGTCTCTGATATCCGGTCTTTTGTGAAAAAGAGCGTTGCAGAGATTGAGAACGAGTACCAGTACAACGGCTTCTTTGGCGCTGCTGGTCTTGCCATCCAAAAGGCGTTTGAGGGCGTATACCTTGTTTTTAACAAGGTTTCTGCTGCTATCAAGAACGTGTCTGACACCATCGACAGCGTGAAAAACGTCATTACCACCTTTAACGCCCTGAAAACCAAAGTTGGCGAAGTCATTGACCAAGTTCCGCTGCTGAAAGACGCATACGGAAGCCTAAAATCCTTCTTCTCTACGCTGTTCAGCAAAGACGGCGGCATTGGAAAAATCGTTTCTGATGGTTTTGATTTTATCAAAACGCAGGCAGAGGGTGTTATCTCTTGGATAAAAAACAAATTTTCCGGTTCTGGTTCTTCTGGAAATAATGCAAACTCTTTGCCGGGCGTTGGCGCACTTGGAGCTACAAAGCTTCCTGCTGGGACTGGTTCTCTCGGTATTGGCGCTGGTGTGGGGCTTGGTCTTTCTGGTGGCATCCAATGGTGGAAGGACATGATAGGGACTTGGAAGGATTCTGACAAGTCCGCTGGCACGAAAGTTCTTGAATCCATAAAGCACACCCTTTGGGATTTGTCCCCCATTGGGGCACTCGTAAATATCGGCAAGAAGATTTTCGGCTTTGCGGACGGCGGCTTCCCCGATGCCGGACAGCTGTTCATCGCTCGAGAAGCCGGTGCAGAAATGGTCGGCTCTCTGGGTGGGCACACAGCAGTTGCCAACAATGACCAAATCGTTGATGGCATCCGCGAGGGCGTTGAAGCTGCAATGGAGCGCCAGAACCAGCTTCTGCGCCGACAGAACGAGCTGTTGCAGGCTCTGCTTGAGAAGGAAGGGAGCGCAGAGGTCAACGTTTCCAGCTTCTATCAGGCGGTGAACAGAACGAACCAGCGCAACGGCAAAACAATTATCCCGGTAGGTACTTAAAGGAGGGGCATTTATGGAACTTGACCAGTACAATCCGATTCGGAGCGTGGATGGGCAGTATCTTAAATGCCCCTCTTCTTATCAGTGGCGCTTACAAGACATTTCGGCATCCGATGCCGGACGCACAGAGGATAACAAGATGGACAAGAAACGTCTTGGACAGTGCGTCAAGCTGGAACTGGAATGGAAGTACACCACGATAAAAGAAGCCGCTGTTATCCTGAAAGCGTTCAACCCGGAGTACATCAACGTTACCTATCTTGACGCAATGGCTGGCGATTGGAAAACCAGCGAGTTCTACGTTGGCGACCGCGCTGTACCGATGTACAATTCGCGTATGAATCGCTGGGAAGGGATATCCTTTAACATCATCGAAAGGGCTGCACACTGATGGTCAATGTATCGCAAGATATCATAAAATCCTTCAACGAGGGCAATCAACAGACTGCTCTTATTGAAGTTACTGCTGGCGGTAAGACGTTCACCATCACCGATGCGGATATCATTCAGGGTGGACTGAAGATTGACCGGTACTGCGTGACCAACAGTAAAATCGAGGTCGGGTCTGCGGTCGCGTCCGAACTATCCTTGAAGCTGCGAAACTACGATGGCAAGTTCAACGATGTTTCTTTTGAGGGCGCTGTCCTGAACGTTAAAATCGGTATTCACGCAGCCAACACCTCTGAACTTGGTAAGTTCATTCTGGGTAAGTCCGTTCTTGGCTTTGCAAAAGGTCTCGGAAACTTTATTCTTGGCACTGGTCGGCTTGGCGATTACAGCGTAGACACGGAAGTATACTGGGTTCCTTGTGGTCTGTTCATCGTAGATACGCCGCCCCGCAAGCTAAGCACAATAAGCATCTCCGCACTGGACTACATGGTCTTGTTCGACCGTGAAGTGAACGCTTCCGCTCTCTCCTTCCCTATCCATGTTGACGCACTTATCCAGAAAATCTGTTCTATCTGCAATGTCACACTCGCAACGGACGTTTCGGTGCTGCCAAACCACTATTTCAGTATCGGCGGTCTGCCGGATACCAACCAAAAGCTGACATACCGCCAGCTTTTGCAATGGTGTGCACAACTTACCGGCACTTGCGCGTTCATGGATGGCAGCGGACGGCTTGTGCTGAAATGGTATGAGCAGACAGGCGTGACCATTACCGCAAGTGAGCGCTATTCCAGCGATATGTTGGAGAACGATATCACAATAACTGGTTTCACCTGTGACGATGGCAAGGGCAACACATACTTGTCCGGCACAGCAGATTACACGCTTGACCTAAGTGACTGCGGTTTCCTGACCAACGCCTACGAGGGTGTCTTGAAGGAACTGCAAGCTGCACGCGGTGGGTTCGCCTACCGCCCATACAGCGCCACTATCAAATCTGCTCCGTATTTGTTCCCGCTGGACATGATACGCTACAAGGACAAAGACGGCGTTGTGCACGATACCATCGTTACCAACGTTACGCTTGCTTTGAACTGCAACACAGCGATTTCCGGCGCGGGTGAGACTGTCACAAGCTCTTCTTATGCGCAGTCCACAAGCGGTGTCACAAGCCAACAGGCAGCAACTGACAGGGCGAATCTCGAAAAGATAAATCAGACCGCCACGCAGACCAATCAGACCAAGAACGACTTGACGCAGTTCAAGACGCAGTATTCTTCCGATTTTGAAAAGACGCAAGCTTCCATTGAATCCCGCGTCACGAAGGAAACGTACCAAACTGACATGGCTGGCGTTTCTACGCGCATCGGTGCGGCAGAAACAAAGATTTCTCAAAACGCTAATGCTATTACTCTGCGCGCAACAAAAGAAGAGCTTTATAGCATGATAACGTTTACTCCTGAAAATGGGCTGGTTGTCACTCGTAGTAACTGGGAAGGCAAAGTTCAAATCACCGGTCAAAACGTACAAGTCGTTCGCGGAAACAATAAAGTTATTATAAACGACAATGGCATAGACATAACGGATGGCTATGGAAGCGTTTCTATATACAGCGGCGGCATATCTTTTCACGGAATTCGCAACAGTAAGATTTTTGAATGGCCTTACCAAAAAGATTCTTCTGGAAACCCAACAGGAGAATTTACTGCGCAAACAACAACAATTGATCTTTCGTCCTACTCGTCTGTAATGCTGGTCTATGACACGCATAAAAAAGGAACATGGCTTGCAGGTGGCGGCAGTGCTGGTAGACTTACCGTTATTCTTCCTGTTAACGGGCAAACATACTCTTATGCTTATCCGTGGAATACGGTACACTGGCGAAAGGTAACAGTATCATATAATGGTATCACTTTTGGAAGCGGAAACGAGAGAACGTCCGACTATAAAAATAACGTTATAACTGGCGTGATACATTTGGAAGTTCCTATTGCTGATGGTGTTACGAAAAACGATGAGGTCTGCCGCCCGTTGGAACTATACGGTTTTATGTGAGGTGAATATCATGGAACATTTCAAATTCAAATGTAAAGTCAACTCGGATGGTCGACTGTATGGCGGCGGGTGGTGCCACGAAAGCGTTATTCCAAACCCGCTGCCGCCTGATGAGATTTTGTTTGATGACCTGTCAGGGATGACAGAAGGGTTTTATACAGATTATTTGTGGGATGGAGCCAACCTGATATACAGCCCCGTACCAAAAACCGATGAGCCCGCTGATACCGAAACAGAAACGTCTTTTACGCGAATCAACGAAAATGAAGAGGAGGTAACTTATCAATGAGCTATCAAAAGCAGAACTTTGCAAACGGCGAAGTGCTTACCGCTTCGCAGCTGAACCACATTGAGGATGGCATCGCAGAGATCGAATCTGCCGCCAACGCAACGAAAACTGTTGTCGATAATATTATTGACCCCACCCTCTCCCTCCCCGGTAAGGCTGCGGATGCAAAAGCGACTGGAGATGCGGTTGGTGCGCTAAAGGAAGATTTAGAAGACATAGGAATATATAAGAAAGAAGATCTGCCGGCATATATGGGAGGAATTGCCGTAAATAAAGGACTTTATGTCGCGGCAATAGAATATATAGATGTTAAAAACAGATTGAGAACAATCAATAAAATTACTTCTTCTGCAGAAG